GTGGCAGACATCGAAACTTTCAAGCAAGAGAATCGCGTATTCGCACCGCCGGCCGAACTGGCCAAGCACGCCGCCATTTCGGGCATGGACGCCTACCATGCGCTGAACGCCGAATTCGCCAAGGACTACGAAGGCACTTGGGCCAGACTGGCCAAGGACAACCTGAAGTGGCACAAGCCCTTCACCCAGACCCTGGATGAATCCAACGCACCGTTCTACAAATGGTTCGCCGACGGCCAGGTCAACGTGTCCTACAACTGCCTGGACGTCAACCTGGAGAACGGCAACGCCGACAAGACCGCCATCATCTTCGAGTCCGACGACGGCCAGGTCACCCGCGTCTCTTATCGTGAGCTGCACCAGAAGGTCTGCCAGTTCGCCAATGGCTTGAAGTCGCTGGGCATCAAGAAGGGCGACCGCGTGGTCATCTACATGCCCATGTCGGTCGAAGGCGTGGCCGCCATGCAGGCCTGCGCGCGCATCGGCGCTACCCACTCGGTGGTCTTCGGCGGCTTCTCCGCCAAGTCCTTGCATGAACGCGTGATCGATGCCGGCGCGGTGGCGGTGGTGACCGCCGACTACCAGGTACGCGGCGGCAAGCAGCTCCCGCTCAAGTCCATCGTCGACGAAGCCCTGGCCATGGGCGGCTGCGACACCCTGAAGCAGGTGATCGTCTACAAGCGTACCGGCGCCGAGCTCAACTGGGTCGAAGGCCGCGATCTGTGGCTCTCCGACGTGATGGCCAACCAGGCTGCCACGTGCGAGCCGGAATGGGTCGATGCCGAGCATCCGCTGTTCATCCTCTACACCTCCGGTTCCACCGGCAAGCCCAAGGGCGTGCAGCACGCCTCGGCTGGCTACTTGTTGTGGGCCGTGCTGACCATGAAGTGGACCTTCGACATCAAGCCCGACGATGTCTACTGGTGTACCGCCGACATTGGCTGGATCACCGGCCACACCTATATCGCCTATGGCCCGCTGGCCGTGGGCGCGACCCAGATCGTCTTCGAAGGCGTGCCGACCTATCCCAACGCCGGCCGCTTCTGGGACATGGTAGCGCGTCACAAGGCCACCATCTTCTACACCGCGCCCACCGCGATCCGCTCGTTGATCAAGGCGGCCGATGCCGATGAGAAGGTCCATCCCAAGCAATACGACCTGTCCACGCTGCGCATCCTGGGTTCGGTGGGCGAGCCCATCAACCCGGAAGCCTGGATGTGGTACTACAAGAACGTAGGTCGCGAGAACTGCCCCATCGTCGACACCTTCTGGCAGACCGAGACCGGTGGTCACATGATTTCGCCGCTGCCGGGCGCCACGCCACAAGTACCGGGCTCCTGCACCTTGCCGCTGCCGGGCATCACGGCGGCCATTGTCGATGAGACCGGGCATGACCTGCCCAATGGCAATGGCGGCATCCTGGTGGTCAAGCGCCCGTGGCCGTCGATGATCCGCACCATCTGGAATGACCCGGAACGCTTCAAGAAGAGTTATTTCCCCGAGGAACTGGGTGGCAACATTTACCTGGCCGGCGACGGCGCGGTGCGCAACAAGGAAACGGGTTACTTCACCATCACTGGCCGTATCGATGATGTGCTGAACGTCTCCGGCCACCGCATGGGCACCATGGAAATCGAATCGGCGCTGGTGGCCAACAGCATCGTGGCCGAGGCGGCGGTGGTGGGCAAACCGGATGAGACCACCGGCGAATCGATCTGCGCCTTCGTGGTCCTGAAGCGCCCGCGCCCCACCGGCGAGGAAGCCAAGCAGATCGCCAAGGAGTTGCGCGACTGGGTGGCCAAGGAAATCGGCCCGATTGCCAAGCCCAAGGAAATCCGCTTCGGCGACAACCTGCCCAAGACCCGCTCCGGCAAGATCATGCGCCGCCTGCTGCGCGTGCTGGCCAAGGGCGAAGCCATTACCCAGGACGTCTCCACGCTGGAAAACCCGGCCATCCTGGACCAGTTGAAGGAAGCCCAGTAAGACAATGGCACGCCCGCTTCAAGCGGGTGGCCAGCGAGCCGGCAGGGCAGGGCGCGGTGGTATGGGCGCCGGCCCTGCCGGCTTTTTTATGGTCTTTTTGGAAAAATATTGAGAAAAGACTTGGCTTCGCTGTAAAGCTTGCTATAATGCATGGCTTCGCTGAACGCGAACCCGAATCCAGGAGAGGTGGATGAGTGGTTTAAGTCGCACGCCTGGAAAGCGTGTATAGGTTCATAGCCTATCGGGGGTTCGAATCCCCCCCTCTCCGCCAGAGCAGAACGCCTAACCTATTGATTTTCAATGGTTAGGCGTTTTTTTATGTCTCGTGAAATGGGGTGGAATAGGATGTGGTTGGCATTCGAATGCCAGCAAAAATGCCAGCCTAAAGATAGGGCATTGTCATCCAGCGCCGAGCCAAAGGCGAGGCGCTGAACTCATTAGCGACTGAACATCTGGACAGCTTTGGAACCCGCGTCAGGCTGAGCGTCCTTGACCCAGCGCCCGTAAACCCGGGCGATCATTGTCCAGTCTGAATGCCCCATTTGTTGTGCAACCCACATTGGGGATTCGCCTGCAGTAAGCATCATACTTGCATAGGTATGTCGTGTTTGGTATGGGCGGCGATATCTGACTTTGGCCGCATCAATGGCGCGTTTCCATGCACTGCGAACTACCAAATCGCCACTCCATCGTTTCCCGGTCCTTGGATTAGTGAAAATAAAGTCAGTTTTCCCTAACGTATGAGCTTTTTGGCCTTCGAGTGCCTCTAATGCCGGAGTTAGCAGTTTAACGTCGCGTTTACCCGCACGTGTTTTTGGCGGCTCGGCATCGCTCTTGTTCGCAATCGCTGCACGAGTGAGAGCCCGTCTAACCTGGATTGTTTTCCGATGCCAATCTATATCGGACCACTCGATAGCAATCAACTCTGATGTACGCAAACCGGTCCAGAAGGCAAACTTGAACATGTTGCGATCTTGACCTTCCATACAACTGAGGATCTGCTGTTGCTCGTTAGCAGAAAAAGGATCAACGTCATCTTCTGTTTTCACGACAGCGCGACTCTTCCACTGCCAACCGTATAGAGGATTGGTGTCGATTAGCTCGTCTTGTGCCGCTAAATTCAAAGCGGATCGCAAAACCGATAGTCGGTTTTTGATTGCTTTTAGACTGGTCTGCTGGCTTGAGCACCAGTCCTTAATTGTCTTTCGATTTAAATCGCTTAGTTTGGTGGTGCCGAATGCCGGAATCAGGTGGTTGTTTACGACTTTGCGGTACCCATCATAGGTAGACGCTTTGAGGTGGCTTCTTTGAGCATCCAACCATGAGTCCAGATATTTCTCTACCGTTAGTATTTCTCCTTTTCGCTCGGCAAAATAAGCCGCCCGAGGACTATCTGGGAAAGTTACTCGATACTCAAATGTTTGCTTTTGAATAGCGTCGAGGATTGCTGCCCTATGCTGGGCCGCTCGCTTCATATTCGCAGGGGTTGGGGCGAGCTTGAGGCGTTCGCGGCAGCGCTTGCCACGATAGGTAAAGGTGATTTCGATTGACGTTTCACTAGCCGCGACGACGCCCGTGCCATTTCTACCCATTTACAATATCCTTCAATATCAATAAGCCTTCGGCCATCAGCGGCCTTGATCCAGACTTTTCCTTCCAACCACACACCATCCCGAATTTTGCTGTTGATAGCGTCCTCGCTATAGCCAGATGCATCAGAAAACTTAGCGATCGTTACGTATCTCACACTCATCTGGAGCTCCAATACGTTGGTTTTAGTAACAGGTGCTGTTTTTGCTCTGCACGACATGAAGTCATTTCGGCGCCTCCCCTAAGCGAAGTTGATCCGTTAATGTGCTGCTGTAGTCGCTAAGACAAAGGCGGCGGGATTCTTCTCGGGAGTTCGAATGCCGGCGGCTGATGCCTGTATCGTCGCAAGTGATGATGTCTGCCAGCGGTACGCCTCGAAATTGGCCGGCCAGTTCGTTGTCCAGCTCGACCCAGGCGAATCGCTGACCGTTGCCCAGGTGCTGACGAATGACCGACACATAGCCGGCCAGCACGCCATCGTCGGGCGTGTTGAACGTGATGCGGTCCAGGGACTGCGGGGGCTGCATCACGAAGTCACGCGGCTTGCTGCTGGTGGTGGCGATCACATCAAATTTCACAGGTGCATTCATTGCTTCTTCTCCTTGGTGGCCGTTACAGAGCACACGCCAAAGCGATCGACGGCGGCGGCGATCACGTCGCAGCTATGGGCTGCGATGGCGGTGTAGGAATGGCGTGCGTTGGCAGTGCGCACGACGACACGAAACGCGGTCATGGGGGTTCCCTTTCGTTGGGTTGGGATCAATCGGAAGTTCGCTGACATCGAGCCTGCCGGCGCGCCAGTCGGCGACCTGGCGCGGCGTTCCGCGGCGCGGGGACTTGTCCGGCACAGGCACCACGCGTGGCCAGGGGCACGCCTTGATGGCATCCCAAGCCGCCAGTGCGTGGCGCTGCTCATCGGCGGTCACGGCTGGCGCTGGCCATGTCGGCATGTCGTTGACCACTGGTCGAGGCCAGGGACATGCGCCCAGGGCGAGCCAGGCATGATCGATCTGCGCGGCCTGGTCGGGCTGGAACATGACCGGTGCGGGTGCCGCTTTCGGCTCGAAGGACACATCCGCCGCAAAGTCAGGCCCAGCGGGCTGCGTACAGTTATTTACACGAGTCCAAGGGAAACCCGAACCCGCCGATGCGCGGGCGTCGTGCCCTTGAACGGGCCTCCATGTATGCCGAACGGATTTAAAGACCACACCGACCATCTGGCGGCACTGGACGCCATAGGGCATCACGCGTTCGCACTCTTCATAGCGACCAGTCACAGTCTTGGTTTCCTTGGCCAGGGTGACCATCAGATCGTCACGCTTCACCAGTGCGCCGCCCTGCGCACGCAGGTAACTCGCCCAGCAGGCACGCTTTTCGCCTTCGACCTTCTGCACGGCATCCCAGGCGGCAGCCATCGCCGGTGGCGCCTCTTGCACCATCTCTGCCGGCACGCGGCGCAGCTCGCGCCAGACGCTCACCGGCGCGCCGCCCCACTGCTGGAATTGACGAATGCCCCAACGGGCCGCCCAGGCTTCCACACGGGCCGAGGGCGTTAGCTCACGATCCCCCGCCATATCGGTGGTGATGAGATAACCCTCTTTGGTCTTGTGGTCGGCCACGCCATCAATGTTCTTGGCCACGTACTTGGCGATATAACCGGCAGCACTTCCTTTCGTCCAGTCAATACGCTTCACGTCGAGGCGGCGCTTGAACGCCCCCGGTTCGCCACGATCCACGCGCCATGCATATCTCTTCATGATGCGGATAGCGCGGCTGGCCACGTCCTTGATGTGCGGCGTGGTATAGCCCGGCAGAGCGCGCACGAATACCAGCATGTGCCAGTGCGGGCAACCGTCGTGGTGGGGTTCAGCAATTCGGAAGCCGTACAGACCGATATCGCGTCGGGCCAGCGCCGAGCGCGCCAGGGCCGTCATCTTGCCCAGGTATCGATTGGCTGTGCGCGGGTCCGAACCGTCATACTTCGGATTCGGCTTGCCGGTATGCAGCGTCGCATGGAAGCGGGATGGGCAGGACCAGGTGAGAAACAGCCCTTGGTCGTTGCATTCCTTCGCGATCATCTCGAAGCCATTGATGCGCAGCATGAGTTCGCCGCGGCGAATGGTCTTATTGGCCGTGGTCTTCTCGGCTAGCTCGGCGATGCTGAATTCCTGGCCCGCCTCATTGCGCACAATGGTGGCTTCCAGCGCGGCAGCATTGCGCCTGTTCTGCGCTAGGCGAGACAATACGGCATCATTGCTGGCGTAGGGCTCGCCGTGGTAGTGGACATAGCCCAGGCGGATATTGCCGCCCTCGAAGGCCCGGCCGACCACCTTGCGCAACTGCCGGCGCCACCAGCGAGGATCAACCACGCGGGCAATGATGGCGCGCAAGTCGTTATCGTCCACTTCCGGCACGTCAATACCGTAGTTGCTGCATTCTTGTTCGATGAGGTCGCGTGCGTGGGTATCGGAGATTGCCTTCCACAGCATTTTCTTGACGTTGTCAGCGGCCTTTTCTGCCGTGGCGCAGATATCCGCATCGTCCTGAGAAAGATCGATGCCGGCCGGCACGTATTTTTCTGCGAAGTCACGGACGAACTCGACGGCCACCGGCTCGAAGATGCGGCGCCAGTGCCAGACCGACATCAGCTCTAGAGCCTCACTGACCACACGGCCACGCCACTTCAAGGGGATGCGCGCCAGCTCCCTGGCGAACTGCGGCGACTCCGTGAACGCCCTATGCTGGCGCCGAGTCTTCGCATCGACTTTCCTATACTGCATTGAGCGCTCTTTCGTAGGTCGTAATGGTACGCAGCACGGCATGACGCATGGCCAGGCGTTCAGCTTCAGTAAAGGAGTGAATGGGGCATTCCCAGCGATCTGCTGATAGACCCGCCAGGGCCAGGATGTGTCGGCGCACCGGCTTGGCCATGGCCGCCCAGGAATAAGCAATCCCCGTTTGCAGATTGGGCCGCCTGCGATTGCGCAGCAGCGACATGGACTTAGTTAGCTCTGCCTTGGCAGCTTCATTGCCAGGAGGCGTCGGTACCCATGCAGCGCGCTCGCGCAGCAGGTCCGATGCCGGACGGAATGACGCATGATCTTTGATTCGAGCACCACGCATGGTTACCCCTTCACCAGGCCAAGTGCTGCCAGCAGGGCTGGCGCGAGCAGTAGGAAACCTGCGATGCAATGAGCAATCACGGCACGCATTACCATGCTCCCATCAAGCCACCGAGACGCTGCAGGCGCTGAGCAAGGCGATGCCCAATCGCAGATTTCCCCTGCCAAATCACATTCCATTGCAGGTCGTCCTGAAGCACCGCCTTGCGCAGCAACATCCGCTGCGCACATTGAAATTCTTTGATGTCGTCGCCCAGACGAAGCCGTAACGAGGCGAGGGCAAGAGCGACCGGTTGCTGATCGAGAGCCATGGTGAGGTTTCTTTAGGGTGAGCGAATCCCGCGTGCGCCAAATGGCGCACGGCAGGCGTTAATCAAATTGGGTTCAGTGACCGGCTAGGCGGTCAGCAACAGGTCAGGCGGTGCCTGTTCCTTGGGGGGCGAGATAGGCACGGGGCGAGATGGGAAGACTCACCTCAGGATTGGGCATGGCCGACAGGGAAACGGTACGAGAAATCTCCAGCGTGGCAACGAAGGTATGGCCACAATCGACGTTCTGGCATCGATAGGTGATTTCCTTCATCAGCGTAGACATGGTCCGGCTTTTGGCTGCACGCACTGGGCTTTGGCAATGAGGGCACGGCAGGCTGATTACACGCATGTTGTTTTCTTTCCCTTGATGGCATAGAGTGCACGCCCCTTGCCAGTAATACGTTTGATACCTTCTCGAACAGATTGGGCCAGCGCGAACTCGGCCGCCTGTTCAATCGTGTCGAAGCCCTCGCGGATCATGATCACTTCCAGGGCGTCGACCAACTCAGGATGGATGAACGGCAGTTCGATATCAGGCATTGCGAGGCACTGAAAAGTGGCTCGTGAGCGCCTTGGCTTGCACGTTCTGCTCGGATAAGATCGGCATCGAATAGGATTGCGCCAGGGCGATGGCCTGATGCATCAGCAGATCATGGGCCAGCGTGGCCAGGTTCTCGCCCTGGTACTGTGCCAGGGCTTTCATGATGTCGTAGTTATCGTCGTTGACGCGCACAACGATGCGGCGATGACGGATTTTGCGGGGATCGTCGTACATAGCGGTCTCCGATGCTCAAGCCCGTTCGGCTTTGACGTCTTTGTCGTAGGCGGCCATGCCGCGCAAGATCAGCAGACGGACGAACGAAGAGCGCGTGCGCAAATCCTGGCGAGCCAGCTCAGCCAGTCGTTGTTCTTCATCAGCTTCAAGGCGAAAGGTAACGGCCACCGAGGTATCGATATGGGGACGGGCTACGTGCTTGGAGAAAGTAGGCATATGGGATAATTGGTTGTACACGTCACTTAGCAATGACGGCACTTTATCACTCAAACGAGTGATTTGCAAACATTATTAATTCAAATGAGTGATTTTTCTGACCGTCTAAAGGAAGAGCGAAAACGCTTAGGGCTCAACCAAGAGGAATTTGCCGCGCTTGGAGGAGTTAAGAAGGGCGCGCAATTTAATTATGAAAATGGGAGCCGTGCACCAGATACCGACTATCTTTTCTCTATCGCACTGGCGGGAGTAGATCTAGTGTATTTGATGACTGGTGAGCCATCGGCGAGCACCATGTCAGACGATGAAAACGAGTTGTTGGCTGGCTATCGGAAATTGGATCTTCGTGCGAAGGCCCGTGTTCTTGGTGTAGTCGAGGGAGCGAGCGATGCCGATACTTCTCCGTCCGCTCCTAAAAATCGATCAAACATAACCATTCACGGTGGCGTCGGACAACAAATTCACGGCGAGACCTTTAAAAAGGTCGTTGGTCCTCAGATGGGCAAAGCCCCGTCTAAGAAGAAATAGATTTCTAATTTTTCGTGAATTAGAGCAGTGCCTTTGCGAAGTAGGTGGAAGGCTGCATTAAAGATTGTTTTTGGAAGTGGGTAGGAATGGTAAGAAAAATAAATATTCGGGGGAATGTTTCTCAGCTCATCAATGGGGATGTGCATAATGTAGCCACACTCACGACCATTGAGACTCGGAATTCGAGCGAAGTAATAGACGTGGGGGAACCCCAAAGGATCACTGAATTTCAGCGGAAAAGAATCAACGTATTGGTGAAAGAATGGTCTGCCCTTTCCGGTGAAAAAGAAGTCGAAATTTATAAGATCTTTATGAAAGACTTTGGAATTCGATATTTCCGCGAGCTCCCAATTGAGCATTATTCGACCGTGAAAGAAACACTAGAAGAATGGATTTCGGCAGGCGTGACCAAACCGGGGCCGGTTGCGGTCCCAGAGGTGGTGGAAGCAGTACACATTGAAAGAGCTCAACATCAATATGGATGCCCCGCTTGTCTTGAAAAGGATGCATCTTTCTCCCGAGCTCAAAGGGAGCTATTGGCGCTTCGAGCTTTGGCTTTCGCGCTCGCGCTCTTATGCGGATGGCTTCTCTACAAGATGCCGGTGCAAATTTAGCTTTGGCAAGGCCAAACTAGCAGGTTGCCGGTAGTCGAAGAAACGCCCGCCGATAAAAAACTGGCGGGCGTTTTATTTTGGTTAGTGAAATACTCAAACCGACGGCGGTGTTGACGCTGGTGTTGTTGACGTTGATGTCGCGTCCGGCCGCCAGCGTGACGCTGCTGCTGCCGTCAATGGCGCCGCCCAGGTTGTTGACGTCCTGCGCAGCCGCTACCGTGACCGCACCGCCACTGATGCGCCCACCCAGGTTCTGCACATTGTTCCCCGCCAGCGACACGCTCTGCCGCCCGGCAATCGTGCCGCCACTCTTGACGATATCCTGCGCCGCCTGGAAGGCCACGTTATTGCCCTCAATCAGCGTGCCCTGGCCGGTCACTTCCACATTGGAGGCGTGGATATACACCTGCGGCACCAGCACTTCCTGCGTACTGCCATCGGCAAGCGTCACGTTCTGCTTGACCAGCCAGACGATATCGGTCTTCAGTTCCGCAATCTGCGCATCGGTCAGCGCCACGCCCACGGTGTAGTGATTGGCCTGCGCCACTTGCACACCCGCGTTCATCAAGGCCTGGTATTGCGCTTCATTGCTGCTGTATCCGGGCAGATACCGCTGGCCGGTGATCTGCTGAACTTGGCATTCGATGTAACGCGAGACTTTAAGCCCAATCAATCGAGCCATCTTGCAACAACCACCCGATTCCGCAAGGACATGACGGGGTGAAAAACCAGATACCATTATTTAGGTCACCGTCATAAGCGGGAAACGCCATACGGAATTGATCAAGGACGTCTTCGATAGAATCACGAATCAATATCCCGTCTTTCGCTAACGTGATGAGACGTTCATCAACCATTTTTTTCAGCATCCACAAGAATTTTTCTTTCCTTTCTTCGTATGATTGACTGTCGTCTTCCAAATAAAGCCAAACTGCATCAAGCGCCATGCCTTTGACGCGCTCAAGGATAAATTGGTATCTCTCATTCGATAACATGTCTCACCTAAATTTCAGTTCAAATTGTTTAATAGAAGAATTTATATTCTGCAACTGCGGAGAACCGCGTAAGTCAATCGTCCATCTAGCCCCTGTCACCCCTTGAGAGCTAGATACTGAACGCAATGTAACTGTTTGACCTCCTCCAAGATCTGCGACCCAAACACTCGGAGTTTTCTGCTCTAGGGGTGACTTCCCAGCCAGTTGTTGTGCATACCCGACACCCCTGCATTGAAGAGTAAGCCATCGGTACCAATTGAGACACCCACCGATCCCGACATCGCCTTGTTGCTGCTGTGCTGTTCGGTCGTACTTTGCGCAGCCAGCAGGCGCACTTCGTTGTCGGCTTTCAGGAGCGTGTTGGCACCGGACCTAATGTCGCTGCCTTGCACAATGAGGTTGCTGTCAGCACCACCGCCCTGCGCAATCAGGCTGATGTTGCCACCCGCATTGAGGGTGGAACCGCGTGCGGTACTGGCATTGGATTGACTGTGGTTCTCGCTCTGGCTTGCGCCCAAGCTGATGGCTAGATTGATCCCACCTACCTTGTCAGCTGCCGTGGCGTCGCGGGTCTCGGGGTTGCCGTCGGCGCCGAGCTTGGGCTTGCCGTTTTCATCAAGGGCATTTGTCCGGACTTGCGGATTGTCTTTGCCATCGACCTGAAAGCCCTGGCCCGTTCGCACAGCATCCACTGCATTCTTGCCCGCAAAGCCGATATTAGCTGCAGCTAGCAATTGCATCCGCCCGCCCGAGGTGTTCTTCGCCGCGCGCGCCATCTGCTGCGCCGTCTCAATCGCCGACAACACCGGACTGGTGATCTGAACCGTCAGGCCGCTTTGCTTGAAGACCATATCCTGCGTATTGCGTTCGGTCTCAGCCGCTGCAAGAATACTGATGCGCTTGGCCACAACATCAATATCTCCCCTGGGGGCAATCACATTGCTGCCACTCTGCGTATAGGCATTGCCCGCCTTAATCGAGATATTGCCATCAATGCTGCCCACATTGGATGACACTGCGGTGGTGCTGACGGTGGTGTTCTTGTTATCCAACTCGCGCGTGCCGATGGTGAAGCCGAATCCACCGCCACCAAGCAAACCGCTGCTCTTCTTATTGCTGCTGTTGGCGGATTCGAACTTGTCACTGGCAGAGACGACCGTGATGTTGTCACCCGCCACCAGCGAAGTCCCGGCGCTCGATACGACGTTGCTGCCGATGATGCTCATGTCCTTGCCCGCTTGCAGCACTGTCGTGTCGCCGCTCAAGGTACTGCCCACGGCATTGGTATAGGCACGCTTGCCATAGCTGGTGCGTGTGGTGCTGGAGGCCAGGCCGCGCGAGGTGCTTGTGGCGTATTCGCTATGGCTACGATAAGCATCTTCGGAAACCACATTAATATCACCGCTGGCCGCCACTGCCAGTGCCTTACCAGCAGTGATGTTGCTAGCAGCCACCTTGACGTCCGCTTGTTCCAGCAAGCCCGCCTTGATGCTAATTCCATCGGCGGCGTTGATGTTGCTGCCCACCACATTGACGCCTTGATCGTCTGCTCGCACGTAGGATCTGGAGGTGGTGTGGCTCACCATCGATTCGGACTGATCCAGTGCCGCCCCAATCGTCACCGCTCGTCCAGCCATCAGCGAGCCGCTACCAATGCCATTGCTGCCGATGTCAACCTGCGCCGCGGTCATGCTCAGATCGCGCTGCGCTACCAGCGTCAAGTTGCTACCGGCGTTGATGTTGGAGCCTACGCTGGCGACGCTTTGGGCGCTGCCCAGATAGCCACTGAAGTTGGCATTGTAAGTGCTGCTGGTCTTGATCGTGTCCAGCTTGATATCGCGACCGGCGCTTAAGCTCAGGTTGCCTGAAGTGGCATCTCCTAAGCGACCGCTGGCCAGCGTTGAGCCCAGATTGCTGATGTCTGCACCGGCACGAACGGTGAGGTTCTTGCCGGCCGCAATGCTACCCTGGTTCGACAGCGAGGTGTAACTGCCGCTGGTCTGGCCGTTAGCGTAGTTCTGGGTAACGGTGAGGGCTTCGTTGTTCACGTTCCTGCCGGCACTGATCACGATCTCGTCGCCGCTGATCTTCCCGCCCAAGTTGGAGAGGTCATTAGCGGCCACCAGAACGGTGCGGCCGTTGCCACTGGCGCGGCCGTCGATGAAGCCCCCCTTATTGGTAATGTTTTCGGCCTGGATGGTAATGTCGCTGCCGCTGATCAGGGCGCCGCTACTGAGCAGCGCGTCCTTGTCCACGTGCGCCAAGTAGAGCCTGGGGACCAGGACGTCTTCGGTACGACCATCAGGCAAGACCACCTTCTGTGATTCCAGCCATACGATGTCGCTGGTGAGATGGCTGACCTGTTCTGCCGTCAACGCCACACCGGGGCGCAGGTCCCAGCGTTTTGCCACACTCACAGCATTGGTCAACAACCGCTGGTATTGGGAGTCGTCGTTGGCGCTGCCGCTGGGCCGACCGGTGAGTTGGGCCATTTGCTCACGCACCAAACGCTGCTCGTAGAAACCATCACCAAGACGTTTTTGGGTAGTGGAGGGATCGACGTTGAGCGCTGTGAGCAGGTAGTCGCTGCTGAGCCAAGTACGGTGGTCAGTGAATTGGGAACGTGTCTCCAGTAGATAGCTGGCACTTGCCGAGGGCCGGAACAACACCCCTGGTCGAAGGGGGAGAGGAACGTTGCCGTTCTGCGGGAATGAGGCTCCGGCGGGGAAGCCGCTCATGCTCGGTAAGCCTCCAGTGGAGGGAAGTGCGCCGCCTGGTATCGTGACGCCAGGACGGCCGGCCACATTGCCCAGCAAGCCACCGATGGACTGGCCACTACCGGTTGTGGGAGTGATGTCATTGCGGATGTTGGCTGCACTCCCATGTACCCAATCAAGAACAAGCCGGTGCCGGTGATCATCGGCACCGTCAACCTGCTGACAACGATGCAGAAAGTCATGGATCGCAAGCGCAACAGCAGAGCGATGCTCAAGAGCTCCAAGAAAAAGTGACCGATAAAAAGCACCTTTCGTTGGTGAAAACTCCGCTTGACCCGAGTTAGCGCTGCTACCACCCTCATCATTGCCATAATCTGTGTATAGCGGAGCTGGAGGATGAATGTCCGTTGTTGGGAAAGAGCTTTATACGCTGCCAGGGCCAATAAAAGAACATTGCCCCTGGCAATCTTTACCGGCGCATCTACGCTACTAATTCGATAAGGGATGTATGTCTACCTACCAAACTGCAGACAGCTCGGGCGCATTTATTTATGAGCTGAAATATTCGCATCATTCAGATGGATGGCAGATGAATAGCATCTCCGTTCTGCGAAGCGACAATGAGGTTTTTTCGAAGAAAGATCTTGCCGGCGTGTATCGGGCAGAAGCTGTCTTACTTGCGCAAGGTGTCAGTATGTGCGAAGCGGTAATTGCGCGGCTTCGCTCGCCTGTTTCTTTCTAAGCGCTAAACAAAAATTCAAATTGCAGATGTTCGACCGAAAGTATTTGCGAAAATTATCTGTTGCTTTTGGCGCAATTTTTCACAGGTTTCACTAGTTTTGTAACGTTCACTCTCCAACTGGAAATGCATCCGGTTGAGGTAGAGCCAGATGGAGTTACCCCATCTCTTATAGCCAGGCGGCCACGATTCAAAGAACGGCCAAGCCGGCAAATCCCCCCCAATTGTCCTCCCCTATGTCATGCCACGCCTTCGCCGATTTTAGGGCGGCCTGTTCACGCCCCATTTCGTCGCCACATCATAGCCTTTGTTCGCCGCTAGTAACGCATGAATTAATTTTCCAGCTAGTGCGTGCGGAATCGCATTGCGCGGCACATCGAAGTTCTCAAATGACAATTTACGGTGCTCCCCAGCTCTGCTGAGCTGGACTAGGCTTGTCTGAATATTCTGTCCGGCAGGGTCATTAAGGTAGGGATGGAAGGAAATTATTAAAAATGCAACAATAATTTCGCTCGGACCCTGTGCGCGCGGTTGCCCCCACCCCGCGCCTGCCCGCTATATAGGTCGGATTTGACTCAAATTTGCATCAGATGCTGAAGCCTGTCCAATCTGGCCCGGCGGCACCGCCAATGGGCGCCAAACATGACGCATTTTGACGCAGGATAGGGTGTTTTTCGCGGCCCCCGATCCTTGGGCATAATTTTCGCTATAACATCTTTGGGGAGTGTAACCAAAGCGGTGCGCTTCAAGGAGGGAACCCGGCGAGATCGTTCTCGAACTGATCGATGTCCAGATCGAGGTCATCAAGTCTTCGCGCATGATTCTCCAAGGGAACGCCGGCAAGCTCAAGGTGTACCGGTTGAGTTCTCCAAGGGGCGGCTGTGCGGGCAGCATGCATCTACTTGAGGCCCCCAGTAGCGATTTTTAGCGTAATGGGGGAGACCGACGTCAGCTGCCAGGTTGCGTAGGGACTGCGGAACAACGGCGTTGGCTATCATTAGGCCGGTGTCGGCCATTGCTATGGAGCGCCAACATTGGGGAAGCATTTTCAACCGAGACAACAAAAAAAATCTAATTATGGATATCACATTCAGAGCGGCGTGGAGAATGCCTTTAGGCTTTAGTCTTAATCTAGATTCTCTCCCAATTGTGGTCCATTCCGAGGACGGAAAAAAATTTACTCTCGCCAATGAGCCAGTCGATGATTTCTTTTCAGAAATTGACAAAGGGCGAGCTCTGTGGGAACTGCATACTGAGGTTTTGGAGTCCCACGAAGAACTCACCTATGCAGAATATAAATCGCGACTGGATACCTATATCTCCTTGCTGAGGAAAGACCGGCTAATCCAGCATTGGAAAGGCAATGAAAATTTCATCACAGGGGCGCGTTACACCGTATTGCTGTTTGAAGTTACAGCAGATATCGAGCCGAAGGAAAAAATGGGGGGACTGCGCATATTCGGATTAGTGGATCTGATGGTTACGGAACCATTGGAGCAATACTTTCACAACCAATATAAACAAGAAATTGATCGCATTAAATTGGCCATCAGCTTGGAGAATGAAAGGCTGGAAACATTCGAATATATTGGGAGTGGGACCTTCTCCAAAAATGATGATGGCGAGGTTGTGCACCATGTGGGAGTCAGTTCGACGTCAAATGGAATTTATATTCCCGACGAATACGAAAATGATCATCTAGAAAGAATAAAAAGAAGAATAAAAGTCATGCCTCTAACAAAGAACTTCATACAAATACAAAATTTACTTTCCATTGGGTTGGTGCCTGGAGCAGATCAACGGCAATCATTTTTGTTAATTTGGAATGCATTCGAAAGGCTTATCGTCGACTGTCACGCCGAGATTGAAAACAGTGTTCTTTCCGAAAGCATCCCGCTTCAGACTTTTTACAATCAAAAAATTAAGAAAAACCTGTCTGAAAAACGAATAATAGGTCTTCCAGATCACTTTTTCAGAATGGCTGCTGCGCTTGATCCAACTGCGAGGGATATGGATGCAAACACCGAATTTGATCTATTCTTTTCGATTATAAGTATCAGAAATCGCATGTTCCACGGCTCGACTGTTGATGTCGGCCCTGATGTTTTGCACAGCCTTCGCAAGTTACTTAGAAAATACCTGTCACGCTGGACCGATAGCAACCTCAGAAAAGATGAGTAACTATGGCGCTCGCTAAACCGCACACCGATGAAAATGGCGAAGTCCGCCCGCTCAAGCAAGGCAGTGATTGTAAAAAAAGGATCTATTTCTTGAGGAGGAATTGTTAGCATGAGCACCATGGCGAACGCGATTAGAGAGAGTTTGCAAGATGCACCGACTGGAGCCACACGAAGTCAAATTAGAGACTACGTAGAAGCGAATTATCCTGGTAATTGGAAGCCAGGGACTTTAACTGCGCATCTATATGGCTGTCAGGTAAATAATGCGGTTGCCTATCGTCATCATCCCTTTGCTGAAAAGTTTTTGTTCAAAGCGGAAGATGGCCGTTTTCATATTTACGACGAAGCAAGGCATGGACCGAATATCTGGCGCGGTTCTGATGCCGACGTAGATATCGTTGACGAAAATGATATTGAGCAGCGAGTGGAAGCGTCAATCACTGTTCCTTTGCTCGCAGAACTGACCCGGTCTAACTGATCCACTTTCCACTGCCTAGCAAACGCTGCAACACGATCATATGAACCGTCGAATCCGAGCAAGCGTAGGTCTGCATGCATCTGCTTGAGGCTGCGTTTTTGCTTTCTAGATTTGGTGGATTCCGTTTTTAGCCACGTTGAAAGCTTGAATGCGTATGCATCCAAAGCACTGGCCGAACGGCGGTCTGCGTAGGCTGGCTCTACAGTTTCAGAGCGCAGGTAACGTCTAACGGTGTTCCTTGAAATGCCAAGTCGCTTGGCGATCTCTCTTAGCGATATCTGGTCTCGTAGGTGCCAGCGCCGAATAATTCCTAGTAATGCCACGTCGATCACTCCAATCTCCCACCTGATTGCCTAGGTAGGATTGTGTCTCAAACGTGGGTCAATTTTCGATGCAAAAAACCCAGCAAAGTGGGTCAGTTTTCGATGCAAATCTACAGCCAGTCTTCTGAGCAACGAGCTCCCGCCTGGCAATTTTATTTTCGATGTAAAAAAATTTCGACTGATTGACGTTTTCCCACGCCGCATGAATACGGCGATTGCAGCAGGGGGCGGCGGCATTCTCGCCGGACTGACAGCTTCCATACCAGAAAATGAAGACAATATTACGTGTATGGTATCGGGACAATTACAGGAAAAACACATTGATCTCGCGATCAGCGAAATTTATCACCTCTCACCACTCGCAGGTCTAGTCGCCAACGACCCCAGCTTCAAGAACGCTGTCAATAATTGCCTGAAGAGACTCGCACATGAGGTGGCGAAGGACGAGAATAGATAACCGGTTTCACTGGGTACGAAGGGCTGGTGAGGCCCTCGACGTCTTCATTTAGGCGCGGATGAGGTAATACTTGCGATCAGTGCAAAACAAAGTTGTTGGAAAAAAATTACCGGAGACAATGTCCTCAATCGGCCAGAAGAGGACTATGCATACGTCATCCGAGGGGATGCTCTAATTCGGCCAGACGCGAATCTTGGGAAACATAAAAATGGCATATACCCTTCAGGCATTCGTCCTGCCGCGACCTTCTTTAGAAAATGGGGACTCGGCTAGCTTTCCGGGCCTGGTGGCGTTAAATCAGGGGGTGGCTATGATTCCAATTACAAGCGCTCTGCGAGCGGCCACCGGCATTCCTTTCCTTCCTCTGACGGATGGTGGTGAAAAAGCGATGCCACGCTCGTTGATTGCTTTTTGCAAAAAAATCGCTCTTCCAGGTCCAGTCCTATACTTGGAAGCCGAATACTTTGGAGGCGTCGGGACGCAAGCGTATGCGGTGTTCAACGGCGGCGAATTGGTTTCAGGTCCGATTGTCGGCGCTGATGCAATTAATTCCGCGCTTGCTTTGGTCGGCGTCAATGTCTCCGAGGATCAGGATAGATTTGGCGTTGTGGGACTGAATAAATATCGCGATACGGATCAATGGGTTACAGGGTCGTAGACGTCCGCAATCGGCCATAAGCGGACCTTCGGCACTTGATTTGCTAGTGGGCAATAAGTCTGTTTTTCAGCTTATTCTGAAGGGTAGATAACGGACAAATCCCGCCCCCACGCCCATCAACCACCTTCGCATGATTTGCTGGGATTCATACCGGATTCCACATCCGGACACCCCGATTTTTCTTTGAGCTAAGATGTCTGCTATCGGCCAGATTCAGGCAAAGAAATCGGCCAACGGCAGTAACTTGTTTAACCTAAATCGGCGAGCTTCTTGAAAAGTATGAAGGTCACTCCCCCATTCGACGAACTCGCCAAAGAATACGGCGTGGAAGTCGTACGTGATAAAGGCAATTCCGTAATTTCGATACCAAGCATCTCAGAGGTGCAGTTGGATATCGGCTTTATATTGCATCGCCCGCCGTCGCTATTTGAGAAGTGGAGTTTTATTCGTACTGTGACTATCGCCGAGGACTTATGCTGTTATGGCCGTGGTGCAGAGTCACTGGCAAAGTTTGTACAGCGTGACGAGGAGTTTCTGGCCTCCTTACGTCTTCTGTTAGAGAACTTTCGAAGCGAAATTGTATGGTCTGATTCGCTCTTATATACGAGATTAAGTCCTTATGTCGCTGAAAGCGATGTCACCGGTGGTAGACGATTTTTATCAAACTTTTCACTTCTAGCAGCACGTCTCCAAAAATACGCAAGCCAGGGAATTGGCGTTGATACAGATACAAACGGCTATGGTCCCAGGCACATTCGCCGCTTGGTGTCTTTGTTAATTATCCTGGTAGGAGTGGTTTTTGGGACCGGTATTTTTTACGTTCAAAATATCCGCCATTAAAGCGGCAGGACAGGAAGCTTAAATCCACAGGGATGTCCGCAACCGGCCAAAAGCAGTCGCCTGAAAACTGACGAAAATCCTAATGGCGAGGAACAATTGATGATCAACGGTGAAAAAATTCTAAGAGATATACCGCTGTCAAATAGGCTCGACGCGTTGCTACGCGCGGCTGATATTGCAAACGAGGTAAATAGGGTTAGTCATCCGAATACTTTTTGTGCTTGCAGACAGGCGATACAAAAATGTAGAGATTGGTTAGATAAGAAGGAGATTTCTCCAGAAGCTTTGGCTGAGTATGTTGATGCCGATGGTGATGCTAATCCTTGGATGCAGGAATCGATTTTCAAGCCCAATTCTAGTGGGCTGCAGTCACTAATATTCATAACAATGGTCGTGGGGCATGTCGCTCATTTTTCTTATCTTCGTGTCGGTGACTCAGAGAAAATGTCTGAGGCCGTCACCGAGGCTGGCGACAATGTATTGAAGTCTATCGCGGAGTACGGCGAGAAATATGGTCTTGATGAACTGATACAAAGAAATCATTGAGAAGGACGGTAACGTCTGCTATCGGCCAGAAGCTGCCGTTCTGGTAAAAAATCTTTCCAAGAAAAATTGCGGTATAAATGGACCAAGAACCAACACCCGACTTAGCCATGAAAGAAAGCGACTCATCGGCAAATGAGGTTTATATCCAGGCAAATAGACATAGCTCCAAGACACACGAAGGAGCGAGAAGTGACATCTTGGAAGCGGGTAATTTGCCTGCTGGAAAATTGCTTTCAATTAACCGTTGGGCCTATGATCCTAGTGGAAGAGGCTTCGTCGTTCGCCCTGATATGACTCTGGATCTGAGGCCAAATCGACCTAATCAAGTCCCACGGCACGTGGTAGATGGAAAATCTTCAATGAACGCGGCTGCGTCATCCGATTCACAGTTCAGTCTAACGAGCCGCTACCTGGAAACTTCTTTCATCAAGGCTGCTACGCCGCTGGGATTATGGACATGGCCCGGGGCCATTAAAAAAGGAAAATAAGGGATGGGAAAGAAAGAGCTGCGAGAGCTTGAGAAAAATCTTGATTATGCGTTGATTGCCGTTAGCTGCTATCGCAAGGGCAGTGATGAGGATTTCATTCCTCACGGAATCAAAATGGTTAACGAAAGCCTCGAAGCGGCTAAACGCGATCTGGAAATGTTAGGTTTGTATGAACAATGTCGCGATGCATTGGTGTGTGCTGAATTGGTCAAGCCTGGGCCTGCGCACGATGATGAGGCCGAGAAGCTGCTTTTGCAGGCTTCCCGAGCTCTCATGGAAGCCTCAGGTAGCGCTGCAGCCATGCGTAAGAAGTTGCGAGAAAAACCTGACGCCACGCTGGATGACATCAGGTCTGGTCCAGATGACTGGGCGCAAGAAGGATGACATAGCTAAAGATTAGCTCTTCAATATCTCCGCCCCCGCACTTGGCATGCCGGCCCTTGTTTTTCAGGTGGCACGCAGGGAGCACCACTTCTTGAAACTGATGCGACATCACGTGTCCGCAACCGGCCAATTCAGGACGTTTAGCTTCTCCAAGACATTTTATGCTCCAAGACTATTTCAATCAGCTAAAGCGCGCCGACAGGACGTCCAGTGCCCTCTTTGACGCCGAGACGGTGGTAAAGCAAAGCAAACTTTTTGCATTTCACCCGGTGGTGCAAGAGCTCCGCGGCTACATGTTGGACGACGAAAACACAAGCAATCATCATCTTTTGATTACGGTCGAGCCACTGGCTGGAAGCGTTTTTTTTCTTTCGCACGATGACGATTCGCGAGTGGTTTTTGAAAGTACGGCTGATTTCCTGGATGCCGTCGGTAAGGCTGAAGCCGAAGGGCTGTCTGTGGCTGACCTGCATCCGCGCTTGAGCCCGGTTGCGAAGGACCAGATTGCACTTGCGAAATTCATTCACGAGCTTCTACGCCGAGAATGTAATGATCTGGTCGTCTACCTCGTGCCTTCGCTGGACCTCGAAGATCTGTCGTTGCTTCAACTACTTGCAAATGACGATGACTTCTTCTTGGGAGAGGCGGTCGCCATAGAAATCGAGAAGCGGCCTTCGAAAGCGCTTTTGCCCGTCGCAGCTATATGTGCTGACCATGGACATCCCCAAGTTTCTAGCCCCGGACTGCGCGCTGTGCGGTGTATTCAGCAGCTTCTTTGAACGTACGCAACCGGCGAGATGCGGACATTTTTAAAAATCACTGATACGCGAAAAAATTTCCTATGAATCCGAACTTGGAACAAGCTCTTTTCTCAATCTCTTCGAATCAGGAGAAAAGTTCGGGGGACTATGACGAGAAAGCACTATTGGCTGTCGTGGAAGAATTTGGCCTTCCCGATCTCGGAGACCGAATTTACACAGAGATTCCTCCCACGGTTCCCTTTGAGCTCGTTTGCATACTCTTCGATCTGCTTGCTTGGAGAACCGATGACAATGGCTCCAGCGTTAGGCGCGCAACTGAACGTTGGCTCATAGAGGGCAGGGATGAGCGAAGAATGCTAATTGCACTGCATCTTGAAGCGTACCCGTTCATCTCCGAGAAAGAGATGGTAGAGGTGTTATCCAAGCTGAAATCGACTAATCCACAGATCACACACCGTTGCGCGGAGCACGTACGGATGCGAAACGGTTTGTGAAGCTAGCACCAGCACTCGCAATACAGCGCGGATGTCCGCAACCGGCCAGAAGCAGACAGGCGCAGTTTTTAGATCATACGTAGAACAGAAAAAATGACGATCATAAAAAAGCAGTTCGTTCCGCTGGTGAGTAACGAAGCCATAGCTTCCTTCGAAATGGAGCTTGGGTATCAACTGCCCACTACTTATCGCAATTTTCTTTTGAAGTACAACGGTGGAGAGCCTTTCAATTGCGGGGTAATTTCATCCGATGGCTTTTACGGTGACGTATCCATTCGCTATTTCTTCTCGGTGTCACAAAATCCAACGTTCGGTCTAGCTCATAAATACGCAATCTATTCAGGCGCGGGCCGAACACCTAGGGAAATGCTGCCTGTAGGCGGTGATGTAGGTGGAAACCTAATCTTGCTGGCTCTGGCGGGGTCGCAACTCGGCAGCGTTTTCTTTTGGGATCACGACATCGAGGGATTGGTTGATGATCCGAATTCACCGAGACATCTCAGACTTCTGGCGGATACATTTGACGGGTTCATCGCAGGGCTGAGCCCGACTTCTTGAAACTGGTGCGGTATCACTTGTCCGCTTCCGGCCAATGTCCGCTATCGGCCAGAAGCAGACCATCATCCAAATGAAACCCAGTAATCATGAATATACGTGAACTTGAGCAGCGTCTACATCAAGAAGGTTGTAACGGGGCCAACTACGCAATTGGGGAGCGAGGTACGGCCTCTGATGCCTTCTGTTTAACTAATAATGGCACGCAATGGATGGTGTACTACACGGAGCGAGGACAAGATACGGCTCCAATATATACATCTGGTAGTGAACATCAGGCTTGTGAGTTCTTTTTCACGCACATTATGGCGATGCGTCATGACCACTGCGTGGGATTCTATAAAAATAAAGCTAATGCCGAAGCTTTAATGGCCAGGTTGAATGTTATGAATATAGATGCTTGGCTCGATGAAATTCCGTTCGGAGGGCCTTCTGATCCGAGATTTCGCGTGTTTGTCCAAGGCAAAGCAATATTCGAAGTTAGAGACACGCTTGGTATTTCACGACTTGAGGACTGACATCCGTGGTGGTCCGCAATCGGCCAGAAGCGGACCTTTTTAACTATTTTTCAGCTGATTCTGAAGGGTAGATAACGGACAAATCCCGCCCCCGCAACCAGTTTTAGAGACATGCCGCTAGAAGCTAATAATAGTTTCTCAGCGGCATTGTTGTATTCAGCGTAGATATTCTCGCCCTCGGCGACGACATCGATCTTCCCATAAAGCTCGGCCACCAAAATGCGCGCCTGCTGCACGTCAGCGGCCAAGGCGCTTTCTAGGTTGGCCAGCGTCTTCCCGATCCTTTCCCCGATTTCTGCTGCAGACGGTCCGTCACTGCCGGCCTTTGGCTTGCTCGCCGCCAGTTGGCCACGCTCGGCCTCGGCCGCTCGCAGCCGATCCGCCAGAGCCTGAGAGGTACCAATGCTGGCAATGGCATCTACCAAGCGCTGAATTTCCCCATCCAGTTCCTTGCGCCGTCTGGCCGCTGTTGCGCCACCGCTCATACTGCTGCGCTGGTGCTCTGCCAGGATGGCTTGCACCTGCCGTCGCAACTGTTCCTGTGCGGCAGGGGAGAGCAGCTCATCGCGCAAGGTTTCCAGCAGGTTCTTGTCGGCGGTCTCTCGCTTGAAGTGAATGCCTTTGCAAACCGTTGGCCCGCGATCCTTTCTATTAGCGCAGCCATACAACCGGGAGTTGATGGCTATGATGGCACCCCGGCAATACGGGCAGGCCATCAGGCCGCCAAACAAGGTCCGTACCGGCGCTCCCTGTTTGCGGCCAGGTAGCCGGCCATCGATCCGCTTGCGCACGGTCTGCCACAGATCTTCATCGACGATGCGCAGCTCAGGCACCTGAATTTCTCGCCAATCCTCACGCGGTCGGTCCACTCGTTGCCGCTTGCCGGTGTCTGGATCTTTCACCCACTGCGAGCGGTTCCAGATATACAGACCCTGATACAGGCAGTTGTTGAGAATGCCGCTGCCCTTGTTGGGCGAGCCGTAGATGGCCGATACCACCCAGGTGCTGGCGCGCGGGGAGGGGACTTTGCGGGCGTTGAGTTCATGGGCGATACGCTGCACGCTCCAGCCTTCGGCATAGCGCCCGAAGATCCAGCGTACCCAGCCGGCCTGAACATCGTTGACCTGATACTTGCTGCCGAGGTGGTCGCGCACGATGTCATAGCCATAGGACTTGCCGCCAGCGGCATAGCCGCGTTCGACCTGGCCGGCCTGGCCACGGTGCGTCTTGTGGCGCAGGTCATCGAGGAACATCTCGTTGATGAGCCCGCGCACGCCGCGCATGATCTTGCGGCCACCCATGCGACTGTCGTAGCTGTCGGCCACGCCGATGATGACGATGCCGCGATGCTCCAGGCGGCGCACCAGTTGCTCTTGCTCGACCTGGTCACGCGACAGACGGTCCAGGCCTTCCACGATCAACACATCGAAACGACCATTGAACGCATCCATGAGCAGCCGCGCGCCGCCAGCGCGGCGGGCTACCGGCGTGGAGCCGGATACCCCGTCATCACTGTAGCGCTGGGCCACGTCGAGATCTTCACGCTCGGCGCGCCGGGCGCAGATGGTGAATTGATCCTCGATGGAGGCCTCGCGCTGCTTGTCGGTGCTATAGCGTGCGTAGATCGCTGCTTTCATGGTGCTGTATATAGAGTGCTTTTTCGGTTTCATCATCGCCGGATAGTTCCGGCGCCTGCTGCAGAACTTCGTTTGCCACCTGCTCGGCCAGCATTCGTAGAAGCTGGCCCCAGGCGGTTGGATTTTTAATTGCGAGCATCCATTCTCCCCCTGTCGATAATGTTGGCGCTGTAGTCGCTCAGGCACAGACGTCTAGCTTCGCGGTTCGGAGTATTGCGGCGCAGGTCTCCGGCATCATCGCAAGTGAGGATGTCTGCCAACGGCACGCCGCGGAACAGCCCGGCGGGCTCGTTGTCGAGCTCGACCCAGGCGAATCGCTGACCGTTGCCCAGGTGCTGACGAATGACCGACACATAGCCGGCCAGCACGCCATCGTCGGGCGTGTTGAACGTGATGCGGTCCAGGGACTGCGGGGGCTGCATCACGAAGTCACGCGGCTTGCTGCTGGTGGTGGCGATCACATCAAATTTCACGGGTGCATTCATTGCTTCTTCTCCTTGGTGGCCGTTACAGAGCACACGCCAAAGCGATCGACGGCGGCGGCGATCACGTCGCAGCTATGGGCTGCGATGGCGGTGTAGGAATGGCGTGCGCTGGCAGTGCGCACGACGACACGAAACGCTGTCATGGGGCGTTCCCTTTCGTTGGGTTGGGATTAATCGGAAGTTCGGTCACATCGAGCCGGCCGGCGCGCCAGTCGGCGACCTGGCGCGGCGTGCCGCGGCGCGGGGACTTGTCCGGCACAGGCACCACGCGTGGCCAGGGGCACGCCTTGATGGCATCCCAGGCCGCCAGTGCGCGGCGCTGCTCATCGGCGGTCACGGCTGGCCCTGGCCATGCCGGCATGTCGTTGACCACTGGTCGAGGCCAGGGACATGCGCCCAGGGCGAGCCAGGCATGATCGATCTGCGCGGCCTGGTCGGGCTGGAACATGACCGGTGCGGGCGCCGCTTTCGGCTCGAAGGACGCATCGGCCGCAAAGTCAGGCGTGGCGGGCTGCGTACAGTTATTTACACGAGTCCAAGGGAACCCCGACCCCGCCGATGCGCGGGCGTCGTGCCCTTGAACTGGCGTCCATGTATGCCGAACCGATTTAAAAACCACTCCGGCCATTTGGCGGCACTGCACGCCATAGGGCATGACGCGTTCACACTCTTCATAGCGGCCGGTCACGGTCTTGGTTTCCTTGGCCAGGGTGACCATCAGATCGTCACGCTTCACGATGGCACCACCTTGAGCCCGCAGATAGCTGGCCCAGCACGCACGCTTCTCGCCTTCGATCTTCTGGACAGCATCCCAGGCGGCGGCCATCGCCGGAGGCGCCTCTTGCACCATGTCTGCCGGCACGCGGCGCAGCTCGCGCCACACGCTCACAGGCGCGCCACCCCACTGCTGGAATTGACGAATGCCCCAACGGGCGGCCCAGGCTTCCACGCGGGCCGATGGCGTCAGTTCATAGTCGCCGGCTGTGTCGGTGGTGACCACATAGCCTTCTTTGGTCTTGTGGTCAGCCACGCCATCGATATTCTTGGCGACGTATTTGGCGATATAGCCAGCAGCGCTTCCCTTTGACCAGTCGATGCGCTTTACATCAAGGCGACGCTTGAATGCACCCGGCTCACCACGATCCACGCGCCAGGCATATCTCTTCATGACGCGGATAGCACGGCTGGCCACGTCCTTGACGTGGGGCGTGGTGTAGTTCGGCAGAGCGCGCACGAATACCAGCATGTGCCAGTGCGGACATCCATCGTGATGCGGTTCAGCGATGCGGAAACCGTACAGGCCGATACCGCGCCGGGCCAGCGCCGAGCGCGCCAGCGCAGTCATCTTGCCAAGGTACTTATTGGCCGTGCGTGGGTCCGAGCCGTCATATTTGGGATTCGGCTTGCCCGTGTGCAGAGTGGCATGGAAGCGTGACGGGCAGGACCAGGTGAGAAACAGCCCCTGGTCGTTGCATTCCTTCGCGATCATCTCGAAGCCATTGATGCGCAGCATGAGTTCGCCGCGGCGAATGGTCTTATTGGCCGTGGTCTTCTCGGCCAGCTCGGCGATGCTGAATTCCTGGCCCGCCTCATTGCGCACAATGGTGGCTTCCAGCGCGGCAGCATTTCGCTTGTTCTGGGCCAGGCGAGACAGTACGGCGTCATTACTGGCATAGGGCTCGCCGTGATAGTGCACATAGCCCAGGCGGATATTGCCGCCCTCAAAGGCGCGGCCGACTACCTTGCGGAGTTGCCGGCGCCACCAGCGCGGATCCACGACACGCGCAATGATGGCGCGCAAGTCGTCATCGTCCACTTCAGGCATATCAATGCCGTAGTCGCTGCATTCTTGTTCGATGAGGTCGCGTGCGTGGGTATCAGAAATCGCCTTCCATAAGACCTTCTTGACGTTCTCTGCGGCTTTCTCGGCCGTAGTGCAAATATCCGCGTCATCCTGCGACAAATCGACGCCGGCCGGCACGTACTGCTCAGCAAAGTCACGGACGAACTCGACGGCCACCGGCTCGAAGATGCGGCGCCAGTGCCAGACCGACATCAGCTCTAGAGCTTCGCTGACCACGCGGCCACGCCACTTCAACGGGATGCGTGCCAGCTCCCTGGCGAACTGCGGCGACTCGGTGAACGCCCTATGCTGGCGCCGGGTCTTCGCATCGACTTTCCTATACTGCATTGAGCGCTCTTTCATAGGTCGTAATGGCACGCAGCACGGCATGGCGCATGGCTAGGCGTTCGGCTTCGGTGAAGGAGTGAATGGGAGATTCCCAGCGATCCGGCGAGAGTCCCGCCAGTGCCAGGATGTGTCGGCGTACCGGCTTGGCCGTGGCCGCCCAGGAATAGGCGACGCCAATCTGATGATTGGGCCGCTTGCGCGTGCGCAGCAGCGTCATGGCTTTTTCCAATTCAGCCTTAGCTGCCTCATCGCCAGGTGGCGTCGGCGCGAGTGCCGCACGCTCGCGCAGCAGATCCGTGACGGGACGGAATGACGCATGGTCCTTGATTCGGGCGCCGCGCATGGTCAGCCTTTCACCAGGCCGAGGGCCGACAACAATGCTGGGGCGAGTAGCAGTAAAGCCGCTACGCAGTGGGCAAATACGGTTCGCATTACCATTCCCCCAGCAGACCGCCCAGGATCTGAAGCCGCGATGCAAGACGCTTGCCGATGACGTTCCTCCCTTCCCAAATCACGTCCCATTGGAGGCCAGTGATAGAGCGGCGGTACAGCATTTTCTGTGCGCAAAGGTACGCGGCCAGATCATCGTTGAAATACTGCCTGATGACATCCTTTGCATTCAGATTCGCAGTGGTCATGATTTTTTAGGGTGAGCGAATCCCGCGCGCGCCAATTGGCGCACGGCAGGTTTTGATTTATCGGGAGTTGGGCGGCTGCTTAAGCGGTCGCGAGGTCTAACGTCATTTGGTTCTTCGCAGCCAGAAACGCGCGCGAAGAGATCGGAATGCGCACTTCCGGGTTCGGCATGGCCGACATCGACACGGTGCGCGAAACTTCAAGCGTGGCCACGAAGGTGTGGCCGCACTCGACGTTCTGGCACTGGTAGGTGATTTCCTTCATCATCAACGACATGGTACGGCTCTTAGCCGCTCTCACACGATGTTGGCAGTGTGGGCATGGAATGCTGATTACGCGCATGGCTTCTTCCCCTCAACGGCATAAAGCACTCTTGCCTTGCCGGTAACACGCTTTGCACCTTCACGAACCGCTGCGGAAAAAACGAACTCGGCGGCGTCTTCGATTGTCTCGAATCCCTCGCACGCCATCAGTATTTCCAATGCCTCAACGAGTGCAGGGCTTATCAGCGTCAGTTCGATATCAGGCATTTTGAGGCACTAAAAAGTGGCTCTTCAGCGCCTTGGTTTGCATGTTTTGATTGATTACTATGGGCACATCACGAGCAACAACGAATTCGACGGCCATATGCAGCATCATGTCGTGGGCCAAGGTCGCCAAGTTTTCGCCCTGCAGTTGGGCGAGCGACTTCATGAAAGCGTAGTTGTCGGCGTTGCAGCGGATCACGATTCGGTGATCGCGGATGTGGCGCGGATCGTCGTACATAGATTTCCCCTGGTCAGGCGGTTGCGGATTGGAGTTCTTTTTCGTAAACCTGAATACCTTTCAGAACCATGAGGCGGAGAAAGGAGGAGCGAGTTCGATGGTCTTGAACCGCATAGACCGAGACTTTTTCCGCCTCGCGAGAATCCAGGCGGGTGGTCATAACCACCGATGTGACATCCCTGATAGCTGGAATGTCAGTTTCATTTCTTTGTGGCAACGAAATGGCGGATGTAGACATAGGGTAAAATTTGTATACGTCACTTAGCAATGACGGAAGCATAGTCAAATAAATCGTACCAGTCAACAGAATTAATATGGAAATTTTGCCCTATGGGGAGCGACTTAAGAGCGAACGGCTGCGGCTCGGCTTTTCGCAAGACGCCTTTGCGGCGCTCGGCGGAGTCAGAAAACAAACGCAAATTTCCTACGAGCAAGGAAAAACTCTCCCGGATATTGGCTTTATGGCCGCTGTCTCGAAGATCGGGGTAGATGTTTCATACGTGATATTTGGGATTCCAACTGCGGACGCTTTGACCGCTGATGAACAGCAGGTTCTCCAGGGATTTAGGCGGCTCGACCTTATCGGCAAAGCTCGCGTGCTCGGCGTTATCGAAGGCGCGGCTCCAGCGGAGGTCGGTCGCAAAAACGCCTCACACATAACCGTCGGTGGCAGCATCGGTCAGCATATTGTTGGCGATATTCACGGGACGCTCCAAGGCCCAGTCATGGGCAACAAAATAGAGAAGAAGTAAAAAAGAATATCGGTGTAGGGGTGCCGATTTCCGTTTGCGCGCGTGCTCGGAAGCTGCGCGAGTTTCAATTTGCCGTGACGCGTGATAGGAAGTTACGTCGAAGGTGTTAATAAGTAGGTTTTGAATGTCAGAAAAAATAGAAGCACAGGGCGATATCGGCCAGATTATCGAAGGCAACGTTCATGAGGCGCCGCGGTTTAATAACGTGGTAAATCTGAACTTGAGCGAAGCCAAAAAGGAAGTGCAAAGAATTACTGAGTACCAGAGAAAAAGAATCAATATGTTGGTGAAGGAGTGGGCAGCGATATGCGGTGATAAAGAGATCGAAATTTATAAAATTTTCATCGCAGATTATGGCATCCAGTATTTCCGAGAATTACCTATCGAGCATTACACGAAGGTCAAGGAGACACTCGAAGGTTGGATTGATGCGGGTACCGCGAAAACTGATCGAGCGTTAGATCAAGCGCGTCTGCTGCCGCCGACCTGCGAACAGCACAAGGCCCATGAATGTGCGGTCTGTAGCGAAAAGGACATAGCGATCGCCCGAGCGCAGAAACAAGTGTTCATCAATTGGTTGCTAGTTTTGGTTCTGATTATGACTTGCGGATGGCTACTCTACAAAATGCCCGCGCCGGTTGAGCCGGAGCAGGTTGCAGACAATACCTGCTATTTCGAAGGCAAGGCGTACACGACAGGATTCACTATCAGATCAGAAGGCGACTTGCGCCAAGAATGCATCTTCGATGCCACGAGCGGTAAATCGCTTTGGTCGAAACCAAGATAGTCAGTCGAAATTGTTTTCTAAAATGATCGTGACTCCGCTTTCTGGATGAGGCTACAGACTAACTAGATTTTCCTTCGACCCGATTGCGCCCATTCGCTTTGGCTCGATAGAGATGTTGATCAGCCTCGAAGAACAGGCTCTCAGGCGAGATGCTATCGGTAATCTCTAAGGTAGACACGCCGATACTCGCTGTGACAGTGCCAAAAGACGATCCACTGTGTGGAATTGCCAGATCTTGGATTGCTTGTCTTAGTCTTTCACCAAATCCCAAAACATTTTTTGGGGACATGCCCGGCAGAATGCAGACAAATTCTTCTCCTCCGTATCTCGCAGCTAATTCATTCGTAGATTGAATTGATGCACTTATCGTGGCTGCTACGCGTTTTAAGCAATGATCGCCTTGTATATGCCCATATAGATCATTGAATGCCTTGAAATAATCAACGTCGATAAGAACCAAAGAAAAAGGAATTTTCTGCTCAATAGCACGTTGAAGCTCTCTTTTAAACACCTCGTCAAAATGACGTCGATTCCCCAATTGGGTTAGGTCGTCGGTAATGCTCAGCAAATAGATTTGCTTGTTCAGTGCGAGCAGTGAGGCTTCAGTACGCTTCCTTTCAGAGATATTTCGAACGATAGAGCAATTGAATTTTTTTCCTTCAAATTGAACTAGGCTTGCGTTCACTTCAATTGGAATAATCTGTCCAGATTTGTTCCTGTTGGTCGTTTCCAAACAAACGGACCGCTTTATCTCAAGCTCCTTCCAATGATCCTTCCAGCGTACCTCGTCAAAGTCTGGATCAATATCACAGACTCTCAATTGTCCTAGCTCTTGAGATGTATAGCCTAAAAACTCTGTGGCGGCCTTATTGACGAATACGTAATATCCGTCTTCGTCGAGCCAAATAATCATGTCGCTCACTGCGTCAATTGAATATAACGCTAGCTCGGCCCCAAGTTCCGGTAATGTCGATCTCATTTGCTTATACGCCTTGATGCCTCTGCAATGCTGCTGAGAAAATATTGGTAGTCGACATTCTATTTAATTTCTTTGAGGCATCCTTCGCCCCCAAACAGCGGCATAAATGGGGGAGAAGGTACGTTTTGAGTACAGAGTAGATATGATATATCAGTGACAATGAGACCTTTCTAGTCTGTACTGTTCTCCCTAATAATCTCACGGACCTCCTTGATTTTGGCCCATTCCAGAGCAGCGGCGCGAGCAGCACTTTGCTTGGTGGCATAGATCCGTTTCAGTGTCTTGGCGTTGTCGGCCTTGCCTGCCAGCTCAGTGCCCTTGTTATTTTTCTTCTTTGCTTTGTCGTACCAATCCGCTTTCACGCCAGTGATGCCTTCCTCTGGATCGTGGTCAAGTTCACGCTCGGTGTCGGCCGGCTCAGATTTGGTTTCGAACTCAATGCGCGTAGTAAAACCGCTGCCGCTGATCGAGTGCGTTACCGTTTTCGATAGCCATTCTGTCGCGTCGATGTCCGCCTTGAATCCGGTGACCACCACGGGTGATTGCGGCATGATGTTGGCATTCCCCAGTGCAAGCTGCATCTCGAAGGTGGCCAAGCCACGTTCAATACGCTGCCACTCGGCCACAGCGGCAGTACGCGCATCAGCCTCATTCGCAAAGGTCGTGCGCAGGCGCTTGCTGTTGCCAGCCTGGCCGGCGACCACGCTGCGCCGCCGTCCGTATTTCTCATCCATCCAGAAAGCGCGCACGCCGCTATAAGTATCCGACTCCGAGCTGTGATAGCGGTGCTGGTCACCCAGCGCACGCACCACCTTGACCACCGGCAACGGCTTACCGCTTGCAGTGCGGCCTTCGTTGATCGGCATGAATAGCAGCGTGTCATTTTTCACCGTGGCCACGGCATCATATTTCTTGCCCAGGCGGCGCAGCAGTGCAGAGTCGCTTTCATGGGTCTGGTCCAGGTGCTTGATGGCGATGCCACGCAGGCTGGCCGAGATACCGGACGCCAAGCCATTGCCGGCAGCGATGGCATCCACCACTGCGCCAAGCGTGGTCTCATGGAAACTGCGGTCACGCTGCTGACGGAATGCGTCGATCATGCTGGCCGACCTGGCACGAATGGTGAGCCGATCCGGCGCGCCGCTGTGCTCCACCTCAGAAACCACGAACGCGCCCTTGTCCACCAATGGGGAGCCCAGCCAGCCCAACGCAAATTGCAGCTTCGCGCCTTTGGGCGGGATCTTCAGCTTGCCGTCGCTATCGTCCAGCTCGATATCCAACTGGTCCGCTTCATCACCCCGGCACTCGCGCAGGGTGATGCTGATAAGCCGGTCAGAGACCGGGCGGCTAATGTCCTTCTCTTCGATGACGATGCGGAATGCCGGCGCGGTGGTGGTCATTGTCCGAGTCCCCCGATCTTGCCGGCGACAGAACTGGCCGCACCGCTCACGGCGCCAGACGCATTGCTGATAGCGCCCTTGGCGCTACTCACCGCCCCAGCCACACCACCGACCTTCCCGACAATCGCCCCGGCAGCACTGGTCACGCCACCGATTGCACTACCCACCACATTGCGCGCCTTGTCGGCGATGCTATTGGTGATGCCGTCGATGTTGACCATATTGCGCAGGTCGGAGATATCGCCCAGGCCCAGCGCTGACAGCACGCTATCGTCGGTGCGCTTGAGTTTGATGGTGAACTCGATGCGCTTGGCGTCGCCGTCCCCGTCCAGCACCGTGCGGCCTTCGTCCATGCTCTCGATGACGTAGGAGCCATAGATGCGCCCGGTTCCCTGGATCAAGAACCAGCTCTTGCCGGTGTCGGCCATGAGGCGCAGGGCATCGAGCGAGAACGCGCTACCGGTCAGCTCAGGGGCAATCCAGCCCGACAAGGTGATGGCGTCATCGCCCTTGCCGGTGAATTGCAGCGCATCGCGCCGGCCCACGCGCGAATTGCTGGCGAACTTCCACTGCGTTTGCCGTTGCAGTTCCTGGTAGGCGAGCGTGGGCAGGCTGAAGACGAACATTCCCAAGACCATCATCATGATGTGATTCCTTAATCCCAATCGGCGAGGTTTGAACGCTGGCGCGATGCCTTCATGCGGTCGCGGCGATCCAGCTCGGCGGCCACCGCCCGGGCGATGGCTTGCTCATCCATGCCGGGCGCCGGCTGGATGATGATCTGCACCGTGTCGCCCTGGTAGACGACAGGCTGTGCGCTGCTGCCGCTGATGGGCGGGCGACTATCAAAGGCCATCGCCGGCACGCTGCCGGCACCGATGGCTACAGCGGCGCCAGCACTGGCCAGCTTGCCGGCAAGGCTGCTGACGGTGGACAGCGGGCCATCCTGGCCACGATTGAGCCCCACGGCCAGGCCCTGCATGGTGTAGTCGCCCAGCTCGGCAAAGACGCGGCTAGGGCTATGGATGTCCAGCTTTTCCTTGAACCATCCAATGACGCTGGCGCCCGCACCCAACACGGCATCCTTCACGGCACCAATGCCGCTGGTGATGCCGTTGACCAGGCCGCGGAGCATCATGGCGCCGAACTCGGTAAATTTTGCTGGCAGTTCGATACCGAACCAGCCCAGCACGCCCGCGAAAGCCTGGTAGAACAGCCCAGCCGGCGACCAGTTCACGATCAGCGCGGCAACGCCGGCCAGGCCGCCCGCAAAGGCGCTGCGGACCTGTTGCCATAGGTTGCTGAAGAAACCGGCAATAGGCTCCCAATTGCGGTACAGCAGATAGGCGGCCACAGCAATGGCGGTTACCGCCAGGCCAATCGGGTTCATCAGGAACACACGCCCCAGCCACATGAAGACCGTCCCGATGCCGCGCAGGATGGGCATGAGTAGACTGCCCTGCAAGCCGATCTTGGCGAACAGGACGTGGAGCATGGCATAGGGGCCGATGACGGAGGCCATGGCCAGCATCAGCGGTCCCATCACCACCAGAATGGCGGCGATAGTGCTGAAACCCACAATCATGGCTTTGGCCATGGTCGGGTTGCGCTCCATGAAGCCCGATAGCGCCTGGACGGCATTGGCGGCCATCTGCAGGCCGGACGCATAGAGCGGCAGTATCTTGGTTCCCATCTCCAGCTTCAGGTCAGCCACTTTGGCCAGGGCTTCCAATTCCTTGCCGCTGGCTGTTTCCCGCCCGAGCTTGTCCAGTTCGTCGATATTGGCGGCGCCCCGGTTCAGTTTCTCGTTTTTGTGGATCTGCGCGCGCTGCTGGTACATCGTGGAAAAGAGCTGCGCGGCCGTGCGGTTCGAGAAAATCCCGCCGATGGCATCGAGGATGCCTTTTTCGTCGGTGATGCCCTTACTGGCCAATTGTGGCAACAGTACCTTTTCCATCCATTCGAATTGATTCTCGCGGAAGAGGTCCGCGCCCTTGATGGCGCCCGGATTCAGGAACGAGACCTGGCCGGCCTTGTCATGCTTGACCTTCGATTGGTCGCCAATCAGGCCCAGGTCCGACAGCATGGAAATGGAACGCTTGGTGGTGCGACCCTGATACAGGTTTTGGTAAGCGCTCATCATGGACGTGCCGACCCGGTTACCGCCCATTTCCTGCACCAGAGATTCCATCTGATAATAAAAGGATTCATCCTTGAGCCCCTTCGCTGCGATACCACCGGTCTTGATCAGGTTCAACCACTCACCGGGGCCGACCCGGCCACCGGTGGCGGTCAGCACCTGCTGCACCATGTTGGCTTGCTTGGAGAACGTACCAATGTCCTTGGTGCCGTTGCGCATTTCGATGACCTTCAGCATGTCCATGAACTTGCGCTCGTTCTCCGCGCCTTCTTCTTCGCCATAGAAGGCGTGATTGCCGAATTTCATCTTGGCCATCATGGGGGCGACCATTTCGGCGTGATGCGTATCACCAAAAGCGGTGATGCCATCGCGCAGCAATTGCAGGTTGTCGAGCTGGCTGGTGCCGTAGGTTTTCATCTCGCGCGCGAACTTGATCGCCTCTGCGGTCGCGGCCGGTCCCAGGCCGAGCGCACGCACCCGGCCGTTCTCGGTCTCGTAGTGCTTGGCCTCTTTCAGTCCGGCCAGGAGTGGCGCGCCCACGGCCGCGCCGCTGGCGGTAGCACCCACCCCGGCCGCAGCCAGTCCACCCGCCGTGCTGCGCAGCTTGTCGGCGCGCTGGCGAGCGTTGGCCATGACCTGCTGCTGACGATGGCTGGCGGTCAGCTTCTTCTGCTGGTCGGCCAATTCGGCATTGGTAGCGGCGATGCTGTTCTTGAGCCAGGTCTGTGCGTTGGCGAGCTGGCGCGATCCAATGCCGGCGTCGGTCAGGCGCTCGCGCAAGGCGCGATACTGGACACTCTGTTTCTCGCTGGCCTCTTGGAGCGACTTGACGCTGCGCACTGCGGCGTTAAATTCGCGCGTCATGGCGCGAGTAGGATTCTCGGTGGCCTTCATCTTGGCCGCCAGATCGGTAACGCGCTGCTGTGCGGTGGCCAGCTCGGCACTGGTCTTGCGCATTCCCTGGTGCAGCTCGCGCAGGCCGTTGAGGTCGTTCTGTTGCTTGTTCAGCTCGCGCAGGCGGTCACTGGTGTCTTTGAGTGCCTTGCCGGTATCTTTGGCGCCGCTGGAGATTTTCTTCAGCGGGGCGGTGATTTTCTCCATCATCGAGAAAACCACCTGCATTTTCAGTTCGTTTGCCATCTATTCCGCCCCGCTTCGTACCCTGGCGCGCTCGCGCCACTTCATGAGGTCTGCTAGTTCCAGCTCATCCATCGCGGCCGGTGGCCAGTGGAACACCGTCGCGATGTCGGCCATTGCGTCTTCTACTTCGATTGGGAGACCAAGGCGCGGTCCGCCTTCGGTGCCAAAAAAACAGAGACTTCCATGCCGCACTTGATCAGGTCAGCCGGGTCCATTGCGGCCACGTCGAACTGCGTCAGCGCCGGCTCGCTGATGCGTGGCAGCACCACCTGCAGGGCGCTCACGTTCATGTTCATCAGATCCATCAAGCTCACGCCACGCAAGGCACCGGACTTCGGACGGCGCAAGGTGAGTTCGGTGATTTGGGTAGTGCCGCGCGTGAGCGGTTCGTCCAGTTCGACAACAACGGTTTCGATCTTGGCGGGGGTGGTGGTGGTCATGGCGTTTCCTTGTCAGAGAGAAAAATCGAAGAACCAGGCGGCCTGATGCCGCCCGGTGGTTACAGGCCGATGGCCTTGCGGATATCGGCGCGGCGGTCCACGCCGCCGACGATTTCGATACCGTTCATGAAGTCGAAATCGAAAATCACCTCGTTATCGATGGTGAGCTTGTAGGCGCTCAGAGGCATACTGAACTTGTGCGAGGTGTCGTCGCCACTTTTGGCATTGCCCATATCCACTTCTTTATAGCGGCCACGCACGGTGATTTCGACTGCCTGCACGGATGCATCGTCATCGTTCTGATAGGCGCCGGCGAAGCGCAATTGCACGGCGCCGTGGGTCTTGGCGGCATACTGCTTGAGCGCTTCCTTGACCAGGCCACCGGCCATCCATTCCAGTTGCATGGCTTCCTGGCCCAGGTCCGCCGAGACCGGGCCGGACATACCGGCCGCGCGGTATTCCTCCATCTTGCGCGACAGCTTGGGCAACGTTACTTCCGTGGCGATCCCGGAATAGTTGATGCCGTTCTCGAAAACGTTGAAATCCTTCAGTTTGTGGGGCATACCCATATTGATGGCTCCTTGAAATAGGAAAAAGCTGGCGGCTAGCACCTGGCCGCCTAGGCTCAGGCGGCAGCGACGCGCGCGGCGAAGTCGGCCAGGTATTGATCGGTAATGCGCTGCTGGAAGAGCAGGTTTTCCACCGGGGGCACCGGGGTGTAGCCATAGTCGATGGTCAGCTTGCCGGTCTTCAAGGTGTCCTTGTCGTTGAACTGTTCATCGAACCAGGCCTCGCCGTCGATGATGTAGCCGCTGGCCTTCAGGGAACGGAACTTGGCATTGATGCTGGCCACCAGATCCTTCACCAGCGAGGGCGTCATCGGCAGATCGACGTAGACCATATGCGCTTCGGCGATGGTGTCGGCCAGCACTTGCGCGGTACGGGTGTAATTCTCGAAGGGGAAGAACCCGCCCTGGATTTCGCAGGTACGCGAGCCCCAGAACCGATAGCCGCTCATGTTGATGAGGGTGGTGACTTCCTTGGCATTGAGCACGCCGGCATCCGTGGCCGGGTCTTGCAAATCCCAGAACACGTCGCGGCTGATACCGGTCGGGCCATTCACCACCACGTTGGACAGGGTCTTGTGCCAGCCGGTCTGTTCGTCGATCTTGGCGCGCAAGCCCAGGGCGTAGGCCACGGCCGAGATACTGGCATCGCTGCTGGTGGTCGTATCCCAGGACACGAATTCCGGCCAAATCAGCATCACTTCACGCTGCCCGAACTCGGAACGATAGGCGGTCGCTGCGACCACCGTCGCGCAATTCCAGCAGGAGGCATACACGAAGGCACGCAGAGTCTGCGCAAGGGAGGCCAGTGCATTGGTCACCGCCTTGGTATCCAAGCCAGGCGCGCCTAGGATGCGCGGCTTGATACCCAGCTTGGACTGCGCGGCCAGCAGCGCCTTGGCGCCGGTATAGCGGCCTTCCGGGGACACGCCGCCGATGACCAGGCTGGTTTGCTCGGCCTCGTCTGCGCCTTCGGCCACGCGCACCAGTACAACCAGGGGCTTGGCTTGGGCGGCGATGGCTTCCAGCACGCGGCGCATGGTGCCACGCTTGCCGGCCTTGGCTTGGGCGGCGACAACATTGGTGATGAGCACGGCCGTGTCCAGAGGGAAGGCGTCTGCGTCGGCGTCGTCGGCCGTGACAATCACGCCGATGACGGCGGTAGAGACGGTGCGAATGGGGCGCGTGCCTTCATTGATTTCGATGACGCGCACGCCGTGGTGGTAATCGGCTGGCATAGGGATAGCTCCTTGTGAGTTGGGTTAGGCTTGTGCCAGGGTGTCTTCGGCTGGCGCTTCAGGTTCTTCTGTCGGTGCTAGTGGCGGGATTTCTTCGATGATCCATTCGCCAGCAGTGTCGTATTCCGGGGCCATCGGTTGGAAGGGAGAAACCCAGCGCGCACGCTGGCCATCGGGGACTTCAGGCGGCGCAATCTGGACGGCCATGTACGGCACATTGAGGCGCTCTTCCATCGGGAAGGGGTAAGCATCCACTAGGTGGGTAAAAATGCCGTTGTCGTCGGTCTGGTAGCAAGTAGTCGGTGTCATGGTCAGAGATGAATACGTGGGGCGAAGGCTGTGTTCATGCCTCGGGTTTCAGATGCGCTGCGGGTGACCCGCGAAGAGTCAAAGGTGAACTGGTTAAAGTCACCACTATTGCCAGTCGGATATGCGGCGTTCCCTGATGCGGCCAGAGCGAATGCACCAATCGCACTCGATTGGATATTGAGAACGGACCCGAAGGTGCCGGTGATCTTTTGGAGCGCATCAGCCTGGTAGGAGCCAATTGCACGGGCCTGGTTGGTGTCCGCATTCGTTCCTGTAAAACGTGGCCCCACGTCGCGCAGATCGGGGAAGCGGAAGGTGTTGGCATCCACATCCGCGAACTTGAAGACCTTGGTCGTCCAAGCACTAGCGGTCACGGCATGGCCATTCTGCTGTGCCCATGCCCATATCGAAGCCTGGCCAGTCTTGGAACCCAGGCCGCCTACCAAATCCGCCTCATAGGGGCGAGGCGCCACCGTGGTACCGAACTCCAGTGCGCCGCAGCGCAGAGTACGGTAGCCCTGGAATGCACCGACTCCTGTCACTTCTACCCATTCCAACCATCCCAGCCCAGGAACATAGATAAGCGTCGCCGCTTTTTCGGTTGGAACGGTCTGCAATACCAGGGGGCCTTTGATGATGCTGTCTGCTAATTGGCTCATGCGCGTTACTCCTGAATCTGCGCTTGGAGCGCGTCAATCTTTTGCTGAATCGACTTCAGCGCAGATGTGTCTCCGTTGAGGGCGAAGGCACGCTGTGCTGCCGGCTGTTCCTGTTGCTCGATGGCCGCGATTTGCGCAGCGATGGCGGCGTTGTGGGCGTTCTTCGCCGCTGATTGGTCTATCTCCCAGGCTGCCCCATTCCACTTGCCGAACCTCGGCGGCTCCTGGTCGGTTAAACCGGCTTCCTGAGGTGTCAGGCCCAGGCGGGTGAGTGTTTCTTTCTGGCCCGTATCAGTGCGCCAGTAGATTCCACGGAAATCAGCGACCTCACGCCACGCTCCGGCGCGGTAGTCATCCGGCGCGGTGCCGTCTTCATCCAGGTAGGCCAGTGCGTGGCCTGGATTGACAAAGCCCGGTGGCGTGTCGATGGTGGCGAAAGCTGGGAGACGGAATTCGCCGGACAATTGCGGATCTTCGCGGGCGGTATCGCTTGACAGCAGCTCACCGGTTTCATGGCTGTAGTGAAAAATTTGCATGGCACTCAATAGACGATGATGGGGAGATAAGCACGGTTCTTCGGTCTAGTCTCAATACCGCCATAGGAAAGCAATGGCGATGCACGGCTAACGTTGCCGCCGGACGCGTAGTCATACACTGCACCGCCTCCACCAAATACCCAGGACGCCGCGCCGTTTCCGTGGTTGTGTGATTCCACCGATTGGCCTTCTTCCGATCCAACTTGGCGCCCTGTGATGGTTGCGTTGACTGCGCCGCCGGCCGTGGCGGCTACCGATAGGGTGATGCTGGTTGCGGATGTAATTGATGCGACCGTGGCGCCGGCGGGAATGCCTGGTGCCGTGAGGCTCTGCCCGACATAAAGGCCCTTGGTCGTGCCAATGCCTGTGACAGCTTTGGACCCGGCAGCGAGCGTCATTAAGAGAATGGATTGGTCATAGCCACGACTACCATCTGTTGCACGTTCAAACAGGCCACGATCATCCATGAGGCCGAACGTTGTAGCTCCGCCGCCATTGCCGTAGCCGTGAAGAAAGAAGCGGCCGGCAGCATCTGCGGTGCTCGCGGTTGCATTGGCCGACAGCGTGATCTGGTTGGCGCTGTCGATACTCCTGATGGTTGTCCCTGCTGGTACGGTGTCATGCTCGTAAGGCATCCCTACCCAAAGATCAGTTGTACGAGAAAGGCCGCTCACAATGGCGCCGGCTGCATTCTGCGTAATGGTGCCGGTTCTGACCGGCGCCAGGATATTGAAGAGGCCAGGATACGTAGCGCGAGGGTAAGCGCTGCCATCACGCACCAGCGCCCACACCGGACAGTCCAGGGTCGGCCACATGAGGGCGGTTCCTGTCAGGGCCGTAGCTGCGCCGATGTTTTTCCTGGCAGTGTCGGCGTTGGTAACGTCTTGCAGGTTCTTGCTGGCATCCAGAGGATTGATGACTGTTCCAGCGGTTTCATTCTGCGCCACCGTGATGCGCGTACCCTTGGGATATGGCTTCGCAAGGATAAGACGATTGATACTGGCGATGGTGTAGTCAATGTCCTTATCCAGGCGAGCGCCACCGATGAAAACCACAATGCCATTAGTGGTCACTTTCATCAGGTCCACAATGGTCTGCTCCGCAGCCAAGGTAGTAGATTCTTCCGCCGTACTGACGTTGATCCTAACGCCGTCGGTCAGGTCTACCCATTCCACGTCCCCACTGGTATTGGTTTTCTTGCGCAAGACCTGGCCCACAAGGCCACCTGGAATAACATCGGCCGGGTTATGCGTATGAGCTTTCTGCGCCGCGTAGCTTTCCAGGTAGCTACGAGTCGCCAGTACCACGCTGGGATCAATTTTCAGTTCAACATTACTCGCGCTGGTCATGATGATGACCATGCGTACCACTTGGGTACGGCCGGAACCTTCGGCGAGCTGGGGCTTGTAGGTTGGCGGACAATTTCCGTAGGCAATCAGATCGCCATCTTCGTCATACAGGCCCAACTCGCGCATCCACCAGCCACCCTCCTTCTCGGGAATGACAAGTTCAGCGATCAACTGATTAGTATTGATGGGATCGCGTGAGAGTTGGTTCAGCAAGGCTTTGTACTGCTGGTTATAGAGCTTGGTGCGGCTCCTGTCTGGCGTAGGGACCACGCCCCCACCATCACCCACAGCCATCTGTTTGAATCGCAAGGGAATGCCCAAGGCTTTGGCATTCGCGTCCTTCGCCTCTCCTACAGCCGTCAGGATGCAATAAAAATTCTGTGCCATTTCTTCCTCAGTTAATACGTGGGGTTACTGTCATGGTGTCGATGATGTGGACGCAGGCATAGAATCCACATCCCAGAGATAACTCAATGGGGCCGGGCGAATAGGGATAGACGGTGGTCTCATCGCCCAAGAACGTCGCCACAGCAATACCAGCGATCCCCCTGACTTCCAGATGGATCGACAAGCCGGTGAGATGCCGCGACAGCGGCTTGGCATCATCAATGAGGCGTTCCATCTCAAGAAACATTTCATCGGTAATGCCGGCGTCCAGCACACCAACTTCCAGCGCAAAGGTGCCACGCTGGCCGCGCGGTTCGGTTTGCCACCACTCACGAATCTTGATGATGTAGCCCAGGGACTCGACCACGCCGCGCACGGCGGCAATGGTCCCCTTGTGCTGGTGGATATAGCGGGCGGCTTTGATGGTGCCGCGCTTGATCGACTCCGGCCAAGTGTCGTCCCAGCGATCCACTGAAAAAGACCAGGCCAGGAAGGGCAGCAGTTCTACCGGGCAACGGTCGGCATTCCATAGGTCTCGAATGGGCACGGGAGTGTCCGCCAGCGCCGCGCAGGCACGCGCCATGGCTCGCTCCAAGGGCGTGGTATTCGGTGGCAAGGTCGGGACGGGGTTATACACGGTCCACCTCTTCCAGTACCTCGGCGGTGATGCGAATGCCGGTACAGCGCGCGGCCTGTGTCCGGCCGCACAGAATGTCTGCGGCAGGCGATTTCACCAAGACATTGCGCACGCCCTCGACCTTGAGCGCAGCCACGTAGGCATTGCGATAGACGCTGTAGCCGAGCGGGCGCAGCGGCTCGGCCATGAGCGCAGCGTTTGCCCTGGCGGCATTGAGCGCAATCGAGGCTTCCGGGCCTTTCTCCACATACACCACGGCTTCCAGCTCGTAGTCCGTAACCTGACCCTGTACGACTGAAACCAGATCGCCCAGCGGCCGGACATCCTCGGCCGAGAGCGCCGCATCGACAGCCTCTAGCAGATCGGCTGGCGCTTGCCAATCGGCCGAGTTGGCCAGGACGGCCACCACGACTTCGCACGGCGCCGGGCTGACGGCGCGCGCGTCCAGCACACGGCCGTCAGCGCTGCGTGCGTGAAACTCATACGCATTGCGTGGCCCGGCCGTCGATAAGGCATCGGGTGCTTCCTGGATGCGCAGCCGGTAGGCATCATCACCTTCCAGCACTTCGGCCACGGGCGGCGAGGCATCAGGATCAGCCTCGATCAGCACCAGGCGCTTGACGGTGGTATTGGCGCCGATCTGATCGAGGTCTGGACCGATGGCGAATGCCAGCATGACCGCCTTGGCGGCATCGTTCACCCGGTTGCGCAGCAGCAGCTCTTGATAGGCGTTCTCTTGCAGCAGCTTGGTGGCCGGCTCGGACTCCAGAGATAGCACATTGGCAGCGGCCTCGCGCTGGTCTTCCGGCAGCAGTGCAAGGACAGCCGCTTTGCGATTGGCGAGGATGGTCTCGTAATCGAGGCTTTCCAGCACTTGCGGCGCCGGCAGCAGGGACAGATCGATAGGCGAACTCATTGCACGGTCCCTTCCCGGACCTGCACAGAGAATTCGACGGCCAGGCCGTTGGTGATGCCTTGCAAGACCACGGACACGGCGCCGGTAGCATCCCGGTTCAGATTGACCGACGATAGCGAGATGCGCGGTTCCCACAGCGCCAGGCGATAGGCCACGGCGGCATAGATGCGCATGACGGTAACGCCATTCAGCGGCTGGTCGATCAGTTCGGGGATTTCGGAACCGTAGTTGCGGCGGTAGATGCGACTGCCCAGCGGTGTCATGAGAATGTCGCGCACGCACTGGCGGATGTGGTCCAGCAGGGACATGCTGCGACCGGTTGAGGCGTTCATGGCGATCATGGCAGCGGTGCTCCTGACTTCTCATCGCCGCGCTTGACCTGGCCATGCGGGTGATGGCGCAGGCTGATATCACCGGCCATCACGTCGCCTGTTGCTTGCACCTGGCCATCGATGACCATCGCGGTGCCACCGTCGCCCCCTTGAACCCTGGCGCCATTGTTCAGCGCGCTAAAGCCTTCCACCAGCAGATTGCCCTTGATGGTCACATTGCCTGTACAGGTGGTTTGCTGCGCGTCGGCGGTTACCGCATCGGCTTTTACCAGGGCCGAGCTGCCGGCCGGAAGGATGGCCGACAACGTGTGTCGGGCGAAGTCGTACAGCACCACGGCGCCATCGGGGTAGTGGATGGAGCGGATCTTGAGAGAGGATTGCGGCGCTGGCGAATCGGCCGAGAACAGGCCGGCCAGCACCTTGCCTTGCGTCAGGTCGCCATTTGGAGAAAAGACGATGACTTGCTCACCGATGGACGGCGGGCACCAATCGATGACATCCCCGGCGCGCAATGCGATCCACTGCAGCCAGGTGGTCAGCAACGAGGGAGATAAGCGCACGCGCACCTTGTCCGCATTGATTTCGGCAATCTTGCCGGTGCGGATCAAATTCGGGATGGTGCGAACGAGTTCGGAGAGGTCGGGCGTCATGCAACCCATGTTGCCGGATCGCGCGCGGGAAGGCACGAACCGGCGGGTTGATAACGATTTATCTAACTAAGTAAGTAGGCGAGCAACATAGGTCCGATATTTCAATATTAGAAGGTCTCCCAGTTCTCCTCATTTTCTTTTTTCTTGTTTTCTGGAGTGGGTAGAACCTGTATGTTTTTCCCCGTTCCATTTAACGTTCGTTGTTGCTCGCGCTTGGCGCCAGCCGTGGAATGCGGAACGACCTTCGCTGCTGGCGCTTGAGGATGATCTAATGCATCGATTCTGAATACACTGACTACCGTAGACAGGCGTTTCGCTTGATCTTGCAAAGATTGGGCTGCGGCAGCAGCTTCCTCAACAAGAGCTGCATTTTGTTGGGTTACCTGATCCATTTGCATGACTGCTTGATTCACCTGCTCAATACCGTCGCTCTGCTCCCGGGTAGCTTCGGAAATCTCGGTAACTATGTTGGTGACTTGCTGGATGCTGGCAACGACCTCGTTCATCGTCTGTCCAGCTTCCGCGACCAATTCACTTCCAGAACTCACTTTATCGACCGAGTTCTGGATAAGTTCCTTGATCTCTTTTGCTGCAGTTGCAGAACGCTGCGCCAATACGCGAACTTCTGAAGCAACGACAGCAAATCCCCTACCTTGCTCACCAGCCCTTGCAGCTTCGACCGCAGCATTTAAAGCAAGGATATTCGTCTGAAACGCAATACCATCGATTACGGAAATGATATCGACAATTTTATTGGACGAGTCATTAATAGAACTCATCGTTTGAACGACCTTTTCGACAACGGTGCCACCTTGTTTTGCAATTTGCGAGGAATGCAAAGCGAGCTCACTTGCTTTACGCGAATGCTCTGCGTTTTGTTTTACCGTCGAAGTTAGCTCTTCCATGGAAGATGCGGTTTCCTCCAGCGAACTGGCTTGCTCTTCCGTCCGAGATGAAAGATCCAAATTGCCGGTGGCTATTTGCGTTGATGCGGTCACCATAGAATCCGTCCCGTGCCGGACCTCCTTAACGATGTCTTTCAACTTCTGATTCATCACTGCGAGGGCTTGCAGCAACCTGCCGGTTTCGTCTTTTTGTGATTGTTGTATATCGGAGGTTAGATCTCCTGCTGCCACCTGTTCGGCCACAGACAAGGCTTGGTTAAGCGGCGATGTGATTCCGCGAGAAATAAGTAGTGCAACGAGAACAGCGAAGATACTGGCAACTAATCCGCTTGCCACCATGGTCAGACGAGTATTTTCATAATTCTCTTTTGCTTCGACGACCGCCTGATTCATTAACTCTTGTTGTGTATCGGACAGGCCATCTAGTTCCTTCATGTATTTCTTTTGGAGCGGAGCCATTTTCGTCCGCAGCAGTTCGACAGCGCTATCTCGATCATCTAACTCCTGGAGTCGAATGACTTCCAGCATCACAGCGCTATACTCACCACGAGCTTGGATAACCCTTTCGAGCTGCGATTTTGCTTTCGGACGAATGATGAGTTGGGTGAGCTGTTCGTACAGCTTGGTGTTTTCTGCTAAAAGCCGATCAGCTTCGACTTTTTCCTGAGCGGCTTCCGTGCGATTTGATGAAATTAGCCGGTTGCGTACCGACAGCGCAATATCGTCTGTGTTGCTTGAAATCGTATTGATGATGGCGACCTTCTTGTAGCGGTCATTTACGACATGGTCCAAAGATTCATTGACTTCTGACAGCCGTGATAACCCCAGTATCACGATGCCAATGATTATCAAGACGAGTGTCGCGAAGGCGATACCTAGTCGAGTACCTATGCTCAGATCTTGAAAACGCATTATTTTCCCCATTGAAATAATCTGTGCGAACACTGGCTAGTGTTCGAGAGCTTTGGCGAAATCTTGTGTTCTTATGATGCATAAGATACATGGATCAACTAGACAATCAACTCGATTTTTCTTTTTTGCCCAGCTTTAATATCGCGCGTTCTCTTCCAAAGAGAAAAGAATAAATTGGCGAATTTTCTCAGTATCATTTGGCGAGAAACCAAGCAGTCTTCGCGCAGGATATTTGTAGCTCGGACCACGTGGCGCTACTTTGTCTTGCAGCCCTTCATGATGCACGCGAGCAATACGCGCCACCTTGCCGAAGAAGCCGACCGATGCCTGATTGGCGTCTGCCTGGATCTGTAGGTAAGCATTCGTGCGCAGCTTGTTGAACATGGCCGCTTTCTGCCGCTTGATCCTTCCTGACTTGCTACGCAGTTCCTTGCGATTCTTACGTGCAGGATAGGGCGTGCCGTCCGGCGCTATCTGCTGCGCGATCATCCTGGCGTGCTCGCGCCGTAGATCGTTGGCCACCTGGCGAACGAGCTGGCGCCGTTGCGCTGGCTGTACCTTCGCGATGAGAGCGGCGGCCCATTCTTCCAGTCGTTGCAGGTCGTCACTCATGGCAGCTTCGGCACGTCCCATTCGGCCAGCAGGCTATCGCCCCGGTAGAGCTGCCAGAAATCATCGGAAAAGGGCGGGGTGAGCTGCGGTTCGGCTGCATGGCTAATTTGCAGCCGGCCACCATCCTGACGTTTCACGATGGTGCGCTCGGTGAGCGTGAGCTTGATCGACAGATCGAGAGATTGGGCGCTGTTCATGTCCACCTCGAAGCGCACGGCCTTCTTCGCGTTCTCAGGATTGGCGAAGGCTTCTCGCTGATGAACCCGCATCCAGGCCAAGAGGGGAACAAATACCACGTCAAGATCGAGACCAAAATCGGTCAAGATCAGGTTCAGCACGTATTCATACTCGAAGGACAGGCCCGCCGTACCGGTGGCACGGGTGCCGCCCTCATCGATGAAGATGTGCAGCTTGTCCGGGTTCTGGGCCAGTTCCTTAATGGCCTTGCGCAGGTAGTCCCGCAGATTGTTGGGCTTGTACATTCAGTTTTTCTCGCAAGGCATTGTAGGCATCGATCAGGGCATTGGCTTGTCGGATGGCGTCATCGCCTTGGCTGGCGATGTCGTCAAGAAACTCTGCTGCCGCTGGCGTAAGTTCGGCTCGCGCTTCCTGGCCAGCTCTCCCGGTAGTGCCGGAATCTGGGCAACTGGCCCCGGCTGGCATTGCGGCGATGACGGGGACTGACAGCCGGATAGCGCCACTGCGCACGCCAGCAATGTAAGTGTCTTTTTCATGGCGGGCTGCATCCCTTTCGTTCGTGAGCTTGTCGGTAATGGCCTGGATAGTATCGCGTGCGTTGCGCTCGGCCTGTAGAACCTTCTGCGTGCGTTCAGCCCTAGCGTCCGCCGCCGCCTGATTGGCCAAGGCAATCCCGGCCTTCAGGTGGTCAATGTCGGCATCCTTTCGCCATCCCTGGATTGCCCAGGCAGATGCAAAGGCCGCCGCCAGTAAGCCGACGCCGAGCCCGGCACACAACCGGGTGCGCCAGGCGTCGGTCAGCGTCATGCCAACACCCCACCGGCTTGTACGAAGGCCAGGTGCAGTTCTTCGCTGGTCTTCGGGATGGGCAGCACAATGGCCTCGCCGCCTTCGAGGAGGAAGGCTTGTTCCAGATCCGCATAACGGTGCTCAAACTGGCCGTAGCCAGCACCCGGCAACGACGCCCAGATGTTCTTGCACTTGGCGATCGCGTCACTCAGGCGGCCGGCATCAATATCGGGCAGCGCCCGGCACTCCTTTATCTGTTGCAGGGCGATGGCATCCTGCACATCCGGTGCAAAGCCCTTCAGTTTCAGTAGGGGCGCGTAATGGTCGTAGTAGCGCATCAGCAACTGATAGCCACCGGCTGCGGTGGACCACACCTTGTAGCGCGGCAGGTAGACCCGCACGCGCGGATGGTCGGCATAGCTGGTAAAGCGGGTGCGGCCGACAATCTGGTCATAGCCTCGGTCGCGCGTGGTCGGGGAATTCGAGGTGCCTTCAGAAAAACGGATCATGCCCAGGAAGGCGCGGCGGTTGTCGAGTGGATTCACAGCGTTTCCTTCACGTCACGCGCCAGCTCGGCAATGTCCTTGCCCTGACGCCGTTGGAACCACAATGCCACGGCCCGCGTAACCCACCAGGCCGGCGCGCCGACCATCAGATCGACCGGCTTCGGCCCCAGCACGGTGGCCACGGTGGATGCATGTTGCACCAGCAGCGAAAACGCCAGGTCACCGAACATGATCGAGAACGCGCCCGCGCAGGCCAGGCGCACCACAAATTCCTTCTCATTGAAGGAGCCATCGGCATTGCGCGGCGGCAGGACGATGTACAGCAGCGCAGCACCTGCCATGCCCAGCACCGCCTTGATGCCGTAGATTTTCAGGACGGCAGCGATGCCGCCCGCGGATTCTGCTGCCATAACTTGGTTTCCCCTTGTCAGTGATTTCGTATTCATGTGTTCAATCCCACAGGCTGATGCTGTCTTGCGTGGTGGCCGATGCTTCCAGCGCGGCTGGTAGTGTGACGATGGTCCCGGCCGGCAACACCGCGCCGAGTGCGGCGAGTGCCGGATTTAAGGCCAGCGCCTGTTCCACGTAGCCGCTGCTGGCGCCCAGGTAGCGAAACACCAGCGCATCAAGCGTGTCGCCTTGCTGGCTGCGTACCTGCATCAGATCAACTCCACGGTGGCGTGCGTGCGGCCGAGAATGTCATTGATGGCCCAATGGCCATTACGGCGCTGCACGTCCGGCGCGGTATCCATCCATTCCATGTTTTTCTTGTCGGTCAGGGCGCTCGCTGTGGTGTCGTAGTCCCGATAGCTTTCGAAGATGTCGGCCTTGGCGAAGCTGTAGACGGCGCGCCGGTAGTGCGCCACGTACTGACTTTCACCGTCCACCTTGAGCGCGGGTACTTGGTCCAGCGTCTGGATGCCGCTGGCCAGGTGGCCCGCTTGCCACTCTCGCAGCAGCCGGTTAGTGGTCAGGATTGCGTCCACCAGCGCCGGGCGCAGGCGGGCATCCGTGACTGTTGAATCCAGCCGCATGGCATCGCGCATGGCAGACATGCTGATGTCAGGGAAAAAGCCGTCATTGGTGATGTCCTTCACATCGGCCGGCGTGGTCGGCCCCGGTATCACCGGTACGTCATCAAGGTAGTTCATGGTCTTGGAGAGAGTGGGGGCGGTGGCCGGGACATCCGACGAACTGTGTCGCTTCCGTCCCGGGCCGCCCTGCGCCGTGGGGTGCTCTTTACTTGGCCGGCTCGGCAAACTTCTTCAGGCGCCGTTCCAGCCGCTCGATTTCCTTCTTGACGCCGGCCGCCTGGTGCAGCTCGCTCGCACGGGTGAGGTGCTGGAGTGCGGCCGTGGCCTGGTCGGCAGAGGCCGGCGTGATGTTCTCGGCATCCACCTGATTGACCAGCTCCAGCAGGGCCAGGCCCAGCGCCTTATGCACCTTGGCGCGCGCCTGGTCGGGCGTGTCGGCATTGCCGGTCATGGCTAGCACCTGCTGCAGGATGTTGGCGGCGCGTGCGGGGTCGTCCTTCAGCTTGCCGCCCAGGCTGGCGCCGGCAAAGTCATCCTGCAGCAGCGTGGGCAAGGTGCGGTTATAGCGATCCGGCAGAGTGAACCGGTGCTCCAGCGCATAGGCCGAGAGCTGCAAGGCCCGTTCGTAGTCGCCGACATCGATGTGCCACACCAGCACGTTCACCAGCACTTCGTCATGGGCGCCACGGCCGGCCGACAGCACGCCATCAATCCAGTCTTGATAGGCCGGCAGCATGGTGGCCTTCATCTCAATCTTGCGTTCGATGGATTGGATGTTGGACAGCGTGCGGCGGTCTTCGTGGAGCTTCATCAGCATCAGCTCATAGGCGCTGCCGGTGGTCACGCCGCCAGGCTCGCCGGCAGCCGCCGCCAGCTTGCCCAGCATCCGTTCCCGATGGCGCGCAGCGGGAGACAGGCGCGACATCAGGCGCCACCCGCTGCCGCATCCTGCAGCACCACGTTTTCCACCAGGGCGGCCAGGCCCTCATCCTCGATCACGTAGGCATCGTTGGACGATTCATAGTTTTCGATGCGGTCGGCCTTCGGTTCATCAACCACGCGACGGCGGCGGCCACCGTTCTGGAAGTAGATCGACAGATTGTCCAGACGGGTAATCAACATGGCATTGGCTGGGAAGGACGGTACCCGCACAGCCGGCAGGCCGCCGATGCGCTTCTGGCTCACGATGATGTCAGCGGCCAGGACTTCGGTCGGTGCTTGTGCCTTGTTGATCAGCGGGAAATACTTGTCATGCAGCAGTTCACGACCGACGATCACCACCAGACCGGTATCGTCCTGATACCACGGGTCCAGATTGGTTACCGCGTCATACACGGCGGCATCGAGGTTCACATAATCGGCACCTTCGCCTTTGCCGATGATGACCTTGCCCGGCAGATCCTGGCCGACCAGGCCCATGACACGCTGCGGGGACTGCTCGCGGATCTGCTGCAGCCAGCCCTTGTTCACGTCCTGCAGCAGCGGATACTGGTCGAGATTGGTATCGGCCGCGACCTTCACGCCGTTGAAGCCGATCATGATGCGGTCCAGTGCCTGGCGCTTCAGAATGGCATTAGCCAGGCGCAACTGGAAGTCCTGGAACTTGGCCCAGGCATCCAGCTTGGCATAGGTGATATGGGTGTCGAAGTTGGTTTTCTCGCAGCGATAGCGGGTGTTCGACAGGGCCGATGCATCGCGGGTGTTACGGCGCTTGTCGCCGCGGGTATCGGTGCGGCTGGCGATGGGGCCGGACACGCCCAGGCCGATCTTCTCGCCTTCCAGTTCATCGACGCCAATCAGGTTGATGCTGGACAGGAATTCCGACGATTCCTGCATTTTGTCTTCCAGCTTCTGCTGCACGCTCGGGTCTACCGAGAACGTCGAATGGACGGCGCCGCCAGCGACATCATTCAGGCTCGCCAGGCGCGCAGTGTAGGCGTTATAGGCGGCACGGGTCTGATTCTTCATGTGTTCTGCTCCAGGGTAAATGCGTAAAAGGGGGGACGGGCCAGGGCCGGCTTAGAACTCGGTCAGCGCAGCGCCGCTGCTGCCGCCACCGGTGGCCGGTGGGCGCTGCACGTTGCTCTTGTCGGTCAGATTGACGGTCTGGCGGAACTGCTCGGCGGTGGTCGATTCATCGCCGACGCGCTTCTCCAGCTTCTCCAGGCGCGCCACGGCCTCGGCAACATCCTTGCCAGTCTGCGCGGCGGCTTGTGCGAACTCGCCCACCTTTGCGGCCACGGCTGTCATGGCAGCAACCACGTCAGCGTGCTGGGCATCGGCCTTCTTCTCGCCGCCACCGATGCGGCTAAACAGTTGCTTGATGGTCTCGGCCACGCTCGGGCCGTCTTCCTCGAATTCGATCTTGGCCTCGATGGCTTCGGAGAACAGGTTCTCGGGTTTCAGCTTGCGCGGGGTGAAGGGGGATGCCTTGGGATTGGTGGCCGAGAACTGCAGAATTTCGGTGCCCAGGCTCGCGGGACTGTCGGTGACGGCCAGGCCGACCAGATAGGAACTGCCGGTATCGGCAAACTTGTCGGCCAGCTCGATGCTGGTGTAGATCTTCTGACGATCCTTGTTCATGGCGATGAGCGCGGGTGTCGGCTCGATCTGTGCGAACAGGGCCAGGCGCTTACCGTTCTCGGTATCGACTTCTTCCGCCTTCAGCGACAGCACATCGCCATACGCCTTGAACGGACCATCGGGCAGCAGGCTGCGCAGGTGTTCGACCCACACGCGAGCGCCATAGGTTTTCACGTTGTAGCTGTCGGCCATTTGCTGGATTTGCTCGCGGGTGATGCTGCGGCCGTCAGTGGTCGCGCCCTCAGTCGCGACGCGGAAAAATTTGCTCTTGGTTGCCATGAGTTTTCGCGCTCGTTATCGGTTGATCGGATAACGCCATCTTCTGCCGATGGGCGAAATGCTTCAATGAAGTGAGGGTTGAAAAGGGGGATAGCGACTCTGCAAAGTCCCCGCTACGCGCGCGCGCCGCCTACGCTTGCGGCATGTTAGATATTCCAGAAGACATCAAGGACAACATCGATCAGGCGACCGAGCCTCGGCAGCTTGCGCGCCGCCTGTATTTCGAGGGCTGGCGCATCTCGTCGATTGCGCGCCACCTGAAGATTAAGCGTTCCACCGTCAATAGCTGGAAGCACCGCGATGAATGGGAAAAGGTCTCGCGCCTGGAGCGCGTAGAGATTGCCCTTGAAGCGCGCATAGTGCAACTGATCGCCAAGGAAGTAAAGGGCAATGGCGAGTACAAGGAACTCGATGCACTGATGCGCCAGCTTGTGCAGGCCGCGCGCGTGCGCCGCTATGAGCAGCCGGGCGGCAACGAAACCGATCTCAATCCCAAGATCGCCAATCGTAACGCCGGCCCCAAGAAGAAGCCGGTGCGCAATGAGTTCAGCGAGGAGGCGCAGCAGCGCATCGTCGAGGCCTTCAATGAGTCGCTGTTCGACTATCAAAAGGTCTGGTTCCGCAATGGCAGCGAGCGCACGCGCATCATTCTCAAGTCGCGTCAGATCGGCGCGACCTGGTACTTCGCACGCGAGGCATTGATTGATGCCATCCAGACCGGGCGCAATCAGATTTTTCTCTCAGCCTCGAAGTCGCAAGCGCACGTTTTCAAGCAGTACATCATCCAGTTTGCGAAGGATGCGTGCGGCGTGGAGTTGTCCGGCGATCCTATCGTCCTGCCCAATGGCGCGCACCTGTATTTCCTCGGCACGAACGCAAGAACCGCCCAGGGCTATCACGGCAATTTCTATTTCGATGAATTCTTCTGGACGCACAATTTCACGGAATTGAACAAGGTCGCGTCCGGCATGGCCTTGCACAAGAAGTGGCGCAAAACCTATTTCTCGACGCCCTCGGCCACCACGCACCAGGCATACCCCTTCTGGACCGGCGAGGCGTTCAACAAGCGGCGCGCCAAGGGCGACAAGGTCAATATCGATATCAGCCACAAGCGGCTGTCATCCGGCTTCACGGGCGAGGACAAAATATGGCGCCAGATCGTCACGATCATGGACGCTGCGGCCGGTGGTTGCGATCTGTTCGACATTGATGAACTGCGCGACTTCGAATACTCGCCGGACCAGTTCGACAACCTGCTGATGTGCAATTTCATCGACGATTCTGCGTCGGTGTTTCCGCTCGCTGACCTACAGCGCGGCATGGTCGATTCGTGGGTGGATTGGGATGACTACAAGCCCTTTACGGCGCGACCCTTCGGCCACCGTCCCGTGTGGATCGGCTATGACCCTTCGCTGACGGGTGACAGTGCCGGCTGCTCGGTGATTGCACCACCACTGGTCCCAGGCGGCAATTTCCGCATTCTGGAGCGCCACCAGTGGCGGGGTAAGGATTTTTCGGAACAGGCCGCGCTCATCAAGGAAATGTGCGGCCGGTACAACGTCCAGTACATCGGCATCGATACCACCGGCATGGGTGTGGGTGTCTTCCCGCTGGTCAAACAATTCTTCCCCGCAGTGACGCCCATCAGCTATTCGCCGGAAGTCAAAACACGGATGGTGCTGAAGGCCCAAAACATCATCCGCAGTGGCCGCCTGCAATTCGATGCCGGCTGGACTGATATCGCGCAGTCCTTCATGGCCATACGCAAGATCCTCACGCCCAGCGGACGCGCCGTCACCTATGACGCCGGTCGCTCGGAAGAAACCGGTCACGCTGACTTGGCCTGGTCGGTCATGCACGCCCTCGATTACGAACCGTTCGAAGGCACCACCGCTAACAACACCTCTTCCATGGAGTTCTTCTGATGAAACACAGAGCACGCCGCCGTGCGGCTGCATCCACCAACACGCCACCGACCACCGTGCCGGCGCCGGCCACGCCATCGGTCGAGGCATTCACGTTCGGCGATCCGTCGCCGGTTCTGGAAGGTCGGGACATGCTGGCCGATGCCGAGTGCTATCGCAATGGCGACTGGTACGAGCCGCCCTTGAGCATGGCCGGCCTGGCCAAGTCGCTCAATGCCAGCGTCCATCACGCCAGCGCCATCTGGTGCAAGGTCAACATCCTGGCCTCGACCTTCCAGCCGTCCGCCGTCTTGTCGCGCGCCGACTTCACACGCCTGGCCCTGGACTTCCTGCTGTTCGGCAATTGCTATGCCGAGCGGCGCGAGAGCATGACCGGCAAGCTGTTGAGTCTCAAGCCAGCACTGGCCAAGTACACGCGCGTGGGCGTGGAGCCGGGGCGGTACTTCTTCGTCAACGGCTGGCGCGCCAACTACGAATTTGAGCCGGATTCCATTTGGCACCTGCAAGCGCCGGATATCAACCAGGAAGTGTATGGCGTGCCGCAGTACGTGAGCGCATTGCAATCGGCCTGGCTCAATGAATCGGCCACGCTGTTCCGTCGCCGCTACTACCTCAACGGCTCGCACGCGGGCTTCATCCTCTACATGACCGACACGGCCAGCAACGTCAATGACGTGGACAAGCTGCGCGAGGCCATGCGCAACAGCAAGGGGCCGGGCAACTTCCGCAACCTGTTTGTGTATGCGCCGGGCGGCAAGAAAGATGGCCTGCAAATCCTGCCGGTCTCCGAGATCGCGGCCAAGGATGAATTTTTCAACATCAAGAACTGCACGCGTGACGACGTACTGGCCGCGCATCGTGTGCCGCCGCAATTACTCGGGACCATGCCTAACAACACCGGCGGATTCGGCGATGTGACGAAGGCCGCCGCCGTCTTTGGCTGCAACGAGATTGAGCCGTTGCAGGCGCAGTTCCTTTCCTTGAACGAGTGGGCCGGCCAAGAGGTGGTCCGCTTCCGTCCCTATCAACTTCCTACCAATGAGGGCAAATAATCATGAGCGATCACGCCGACAACGCGGACAGCAGAATCTATCGAACCATCGCGGCCGGCCTGGCCGCCGCACGACGCGCGCCAGCGCTTCAGCCAGACTGCCGCTGCCATTTCTGTGATGAGGTGGTGTCGCCGGATTTGCTGTTCTGCAATATCGACTGCCGTGATGACTATCAGCGCGAGAAAACTGCCTTGCAGCGAGCCGGCCTGAGCAGCAGGTGAGTCAATCGGTAGAAATAAAAAGGCCTCGCAGCAAATGCTACGAGGCGAAGATGCAAGCGTAGGGGCATCCTGCGTTGCATTGGGGAAGCCCCCGAGTAGGGGGCATCAGAATGTAGCATATTGCTGCCTATTTCGCATTTCTAAATGTTTTTCAAGTCCTTGATTTAGCTGGTGCAATGAAATAGATTGAAATCTCCTCCTCCAAATCAATGTGGTGGTTTGGTTTAAGCCCGCCTGCCAACCGGTAGCGGGCTTTTTTCTAGTAAAGTATTCGAGCAGCTTGCGCCATTGCCGTGCAGAGATGAAGCGCTCCAACTACTGGTGTGCTTCATCTCTTACCTTGCTCGCTATCTTTGCATGCGCGGTCCAGATAGCCATGCTGCGCAGGCTGTCGAAGTCTGGATAAACGTTCGCGGTATCCCTGATGATCTCAATGTCACTTCCTTTGCGGAGTTCAATGGCCATACGCCATCCGCCCCCGATTTCGTATCCGATGATGAGGATTTCGAATCCTTGATAGTCGAAGCTATAGTTGAGCGATTGCATCATGACATATTCTGGAAGTCGCCCGTATACCATCCGCGGGGTGTTTTATTAGAAGGTGCAGGGAATTGCTCTTCCCAATTTTTGTGCGTCGAAGATAGAGTTTAGACAAACGAGCGCTAACAACAAGCTGAGCCACGAAGACGTCAATGCTGAGTGCCGCCGGTTGACTTGAAGAACCTCTCTCGGGAAGTCTCGAATAAGGGTGTCCCCGCTAGCACGCACAGCCAGGCCTGAGCAAATTCCACAACGCCGCGTTCGGTCTGCCGTCGCCATCGTCGAAGACGACCACGCGCAGCTCCCCGATATTGTGCGCCTCATCGCCCAGCAGCTCGCGGGCAATCTCCACGCCGTTGCGGCGCATCTGATAAACGATCACTTGCATGCTTACCTCACGCGCGGCAGCGCCGCCCAATCGGTTGTGTAATGGGGCGTCACGTGCTCGAAGCGCGCCGCCCAGCGGTGCGGACCGGCGGCGCTGGCCAGGCGCACGGTGTCGCGTCCGAAACGCTTGTTGATGATGTCGAAGGCCGCCATCAGCGGTGCCGATGACATCGCCGACACGCCGCGGCCAAAGAGCGTGCCCTGACGCGCCTGGCCCTCGGCCAGATCCATCAGCATGATGCCGGCCTTCTTGTAGAGGAACTCGGGCCGGTAGATCCGGCGCAGACCCCACATCGCCGCCTTGACGATCACCCGCAGATCATCGGTCGGCTCAGGCAGGGGCACGGTGCGGCCGTTGTTGTATTGCGGTTCGTCCAGCTTGAAGCGATCGGTCTCCACGAAGACATGCACGGCACCGCAGGTGGAGCCCTGCGCGCGCAGCTTCTCGGCGGCGCGGGCGGCGTAGGTGCTGACGGACTCCTCGATCTCGCGCAGGCCCGACACGCGCTCGCCATAGGAGCGCGATGAGACAATCTGCTGACGCGGCGGTGCCACGTCCTCAGGGCCAGGCAGGAGACGCCGCGCAGCTCGGTGATGCGCCGGCCCACGTCCCAGACATCGCCCACTTCAATCTTGGCCAGCAACTGGTCGACCTCGGCCGGCGGCAGGCTGGACAGGTCGCACACGCCGGCGAATTGGGGCTGCTTCTTCGTGATGTGGTTGGCCAGCTTGGCCAGCGTCTTGGTGGCACCGATACCGACGCAGACGGGCACGCCGACCCAGCTCAGGACGTGGTGCCGGATGGCCTGGCCCATGTCGCTCATGCTCGGCCAGTGGCCGGCCAGGCCATCCAGGGCGAGGAAGCTCTCATCAATGGTGTAGACCTCCAGGCGCGGGCTGTACTGGCGCAGCACGTCGGTGACGCGGTTGCTCATGTCCGCATAGAGGGTGTAGTTGGAGGACAGGGCCACGATGCCGTGCTGGCGGGCCAGGTCCTGCATCATGAACCAGGGCGCGGCCATCTTGATGCCCAGCGCCTTGGCCTCGTTGGAGCGCGCCACGGCGCAGCCGTCATTGTTGGACAGCACCACCACCGGCCGCGCGAGCAGCTTGGGATCGAAGACCCGCTCGCAGGACACGTAGAAATTATTGACGTCGACCAGAGCGAAACCGGCCGGGCCGAGCGGCTGGGCGCTCACAGCATCTTCCTGGCCACGCCTACCACCACGCCGAAGACCTCCAGCACCTCGCCATCGCCGAAGCGGATCGGGCGGAAATCCGGGTTCTCGGGGTGGAGCTCATAGGCGCCGTTGACCAGGCGCAGGCGCTTGATGGTGAATTCGCCATTGACGATGGCCACCACGATGTGGCCGGGCTGGGCGAGATAGAGCGGTCCACCACCACCTTGTCGCCCTCGACGATGTGTGCGTCGCTCATGCTCCAGCCGGCCACATCGAAGAGGAAGGTGCAGGCGACGCGATCTACGAGGTATTGATTCAGGTCCAGCGGATCGGCGGTGTAGTCAGCGGCGGGACTGGGGAAGCCGGCGTGCAGCTTGTGCGTGATATGCAGTGTCAGCGGCCCGCCGGCGAACTGGATAGCCGGCACGGGCCTGACGGGACTCCCTGGCGGGATCGGTGCGGGATAGGTGAGGCGCGACATATTGACAACTAGGGATGGTGATTTTTCAATAATACTGTATGTGCGTACAGTATAAATCACTTTCCCGGCCCTGCGCGCGCGGTTGCCCCCACCCCGCGCCTGGCCGCTACATAGGTGGTTTTTGACTCAAATTTGCGTCATCAGCCGAAGCCCTCCCAGCCTGGCCGGACGCCCCAACCTTAGGACATCAAATGTGACGCATTTTGACGCATCGGCGCGCTGGTTACCCGTTGTCAAAGTGGAGCGATTCTGCTATTTCTTCTATAAATATTAAAATTTCAACAATGACTTTAGGTGCAAGGATGAGCGAACAAGGGGAAGCAAATCAGGAGAATCAAAAGTCCGGAGCAACGGATCATGTCGTTAAAGCGCCAAAAATCCAACGACAAATAGCTACCACCGATCTGCCTCGCAAAACCTTGGAGGAATGCATGGCGGTCGCGCGTCCAATTTTTGAATTCTATGCAGGTAACGCAGCGACGTGAGGTAGATGCCCCTAGAGTCTTCCGGTCACACTTACCGAGTCTCACGTATACAGACCTCTTAACGATCTGTTGTCATTTTAAAAAAGTTGGAACCTTTTAACGCATAGTTTGCATTGTCTTATACCGGGGGAGCTGGTGAGTAGCGAGAAATTTAACGAGAACGGACAGGTAGGTTCAACTACCGTCAGAGTACTTACACAAGCAAAAAATACCGATAGCACGGAACGTCCAGCGGTTGCTTTAGTAGTAGAGCAATACGAAAAGGCTGTCAGGGTCATCTCGGAGACCGCGCGTATAGCTCTGCCCCATATCGTGCGATGGACCGCTGACGAGATGGATGCATTGCAAAAGAAAATCCAAGGTGTCGTCCCCCTTTCCTCAGACGATAACATCGTAACGATAAAGCTACCATCTGCCAGAAAATTCGCTGAGTTCCGAGACGACCTCAAACGCTTCGATGACCTCCGTGCGATAAACACAGCTAGCGTATTGACGCGAAGCCTTTTTACACAGCTGTTCGCGGAATTTGATGCGTTCATAGGAGAACTCCTCAAAACCATATATCTGAAAAACGATAATCTCTTGAAGGGGATTTCAAGGGAAATTTCTTTAGCTGAGTTGTTAGATTTTTCTGATTTGTCGGCTGTAAAGAAGGCGCTCCTGGAAAAGGAAATCGACTCAATACGGCGCGACAGCTACGTTGAGCAATTTTCTGCGCTCGAAAAGAAATTTGGGATCACTTTGAAGAAATTTTCTGAGTGGTCGCAATTTGTCGAACTCTCTCAGAGAAGGAATATTCTCACCCACAACGGAGGGGTAGTGAGTGATCAGTATTTGGCCGTATGTGGTCGGGAGGGCTATAAATTCAGTGGTGTTGCACCCAAAATCGGAGATTTGCTTGACGTACCTTTTGACTATTTTGTCTCGGCCTCTCGGCTGCTATCAAAAGTCGGTTTGATGCTTGGTTACACGCTCTGGAATAAAGTATATCCGGATGAAACCGACTCGATGCATCACGAACTAAACAACCTTCTCTATAGCTGTCTTGAGCAAAAGCGATTCAAATTCGTCGCTGAGTTAGGGGATTTCGTTTTTAGTGAGCCTATGCGAAAAAAGCTTGTGGACATCGACTATCGCGTTCGGATTGTGAACATCGCAATCGGAATGAAATTCTCTGACAATCACGAACAAGCAATTCAGCTATTGAGATCGGTAGACTGGAGCGCAAGCTATCGCGACTTCCGGCTGGCCCAAGCCGTGTTGGAGGACAGATATGCGGAGGCTACGGAAATGATGAAGAATATCGGTAAAAAAGGAGAGATCCTCAATCAGGACGCCTACCACTCTTGGCCGCTATTCAGTCGATTCCGCGAAAGACCTGAATTCTATGACGCATATCTTGAAATTTACGGGGAACCCTTTTCTGAAAAGCTACCGGGAGAACAAGGTGAGGTTCAGGCTCCGACAGTAGCAGATGAGGAACTTCCCGAATGAGGTAACACGGTCGAGAATTAAACTAGTCCTTCGGCATCAACTTGAGCCAGGTAGATCGAAACTGCGTGGAACTAATCGTCAGATTCCGCCCATGACGGCATTGCCCACTGCGCTCTTATGTGGAGAAGAATACAGGAGCAGCGGGCGGGTTATTGAACAAATCGTGATTCAATAAAATCAGTTGGTTAGCGCAGATGAGCGAAGATTTAAATAACCCAGATGCGACACCATAACCCTCTGATTTTTCTAATATTTCTGGCTGACGTGTAGCTAATTCGTAATCAGTAGGTCGACGGTACGATTCCACCCATCAGCACCAGTTTATAAGGGGTTCTGGCTCAAAGGACTGTGCGGCGCTTTCGTATTACGCGAATACCTCTGGTGGGCCTTGTGGCATGAGTACTTCAGAAGATGCAAGTGTAGTAACATGCTGCATCATTTTCCCTCGAGCCTGTAATGTTCGATACCAGTACTTTTGACGATCCTTTTGTCCTTGATCCGGTAATCCGCCGCCGATGGGCGTTCATAGAGACCAGTTCTGCTGCCGCAGTGTTACGCTCAGTATGCCCTAACGAATGGGCCGATATCGTCCATGTATTAAGTTCGTTTGAGCTTGATCCTAAACAGTGGCTAAGGGCCGGCGGCAACCGAGGCGATATCGCCCAGGTGATTGATGGAATGTTTTCCCAACGTGGCTGGAAGGAGACGCGAGTAGACTTGTCTACTCAAGGAATCTTGCTGTCAAAGAAGCTTGAAGTTATTGAGCGCTTGCCAGCAGTTCATCAGGAAGGGTACCTAGTCGATAACTTCAAGGGGCGAGTCGCTCTTGATGTTGAATGGAATGCGAAGGATGGTAACCTGGACCGAGACTTATCAGCGTACCGCGCTTGGCATGAAGCCGGTGTAATTTCTGCCGCTGTTCTGATCACGCAGGACCGGGTACGATTGAAACAACTTGCCGAAACGTTGTGGTTTGACTATCAGCAAACGCTGCCCGAGGCTCAGCGAAACTCAAAACTCCCCATCGACCTCAATACATCCACTACGACTAACCTTGAAAAGGCAGCGCTCCGCGTTCGGAGGGGTGTTATGGGAACATGTCCGCTATTGATTGTCGCGGCAACTCCTGAAACTTGGAACGGTCAGCCGTACAGATAAAATTTTAAAGGGAGTTTCGCTAACTCCCTTATCTCCTGTTAATCACTGCGGTTCATAACGTCACGATCAGGTCTGAGCGCGCAGGCTCAGCTTGCGAGTGATTTTGATAGGTATCCCAAGACGGGAAGTATGTTTCATCGGCTTGGTTGCCCCACACCGTCCAATTTTTCCGTTCACCACGAGCGAACATTTCAAGATACGGGCCAGGGCTACATGCTTCGATTAGCGGGTATTGCTCATCCGGTTTGCGGGAATGTTCACGCTTGCGAGTTGCTAAGAAATTTACTTGGCTTCTTGCAGGGGCAAGTGTTCTGGCATTTTTACCTCGCACTCCAAAGAGAATCAACTCTGTGACATTTCTGAAATAAAAACCGACCCCTCTGCCGTCAGGTCCTCCATCCTTCCGGATCTTGTGCCAGACAAGGTTGCTTTTATATTCGAAGCCCCAAGCCTTAAGAACGGCAAGCCCCTCGGGCAACAGAGCGTTAGGCACCCAAAGGTAGAGATGGCTCGTCTCTGCAGCTGCCTCCGCGACTGGCAACGCCTTTATATCGTCTAAGGTCATGGTTGGATAGCGATTGAGGCGTTTATGTTCTGGTGCAACCTTGCCTGTGCGATTTTCAAATTGCCAGGGTGGGTCAGCGAGAATGGTTCCAAACTTCCTGCCGCCTACAAACTCGCGAAAATCTGCTGCTGCATCCTGCGGCTTGTCCACTGGTGCGATTTCTTTCATATCTTCCTTGTTATGCATTTTGCGACAACTGCAAATTAATCTGTTTTGATCCACCAAACCGGCCTTTTGTTGCTCCCCCTCGAGGCTTATTGGCTTCAAACTGGATACGATTCAGCGTCGCGCGATAATCCATCCCCGATTCAGCCATATCGCCCATTAACGCAGCGATGATCGCTAGATGAGGGGGAACCTCTCCATGTTTGGCATGGTTACTAATTGAGTTGGGACTTTGCTTAATTAGGTCAGCAAAGCCCTTTACGGTAAGCCCGGCTTTCCCGAGCTGCCGTCGGAATTCGTCGTAGGTCATGGCGGCAATCATAACAGACGTGGTGCTTTACACATTATATAATTTACCTATCAAATCAAATAGTGTGCATGGTAAATGATTTGATGTTTTTGATGCTTCTGAGTGTAGTGTTGTGGTTTAGTTAAGCTTCAATCGTTGTTTCTGAATAACAAATCCCGCCCCCGCAACCAGTTTTAGAGACATGCCGCTAGAAGCTAGTAATAGTTTCTCAGTGGCATTGTTGTATTGAGCGTAGATATTCTCGCCTTCGGCGACGACATCGATTTTCCCATAGAGCTCGGCTACCAAAATGCGCCTGCTGCAGTCGCAACGTATCCGATCCGGCCGACCGCGCCATTGGATGATGCGCTCCAGCGAACGGATCACGCGCTCCTTCCACGTGGGCATCGTTGTTTTTGGAGCCCCTCAATGCAGCCATGCAGGAATTCGGGATCGATACGCGCCTGCGCATGGCCGCCTTCCTGTCGCAGATCGGCCATGAGTCGGGCCAGTTCCATTTCATGGAGGAACTGGCCAGCGGCGCTGCTTATGACCATCGAGCAGATCTTGGTAACACCAATCCAGAGGCGATTCGGATCGCGGCTGCAAACGGCAGCACGCCGGGCCGCTTCTGGAAGGGCCAGGGCCCGATCCAGATCACGGGCTACCTCAACCACCTGGCCGCCATGATGGCGCTGCACGTAGATTGCGTGGGGCAGCCCCGCCTGTTGTGCGAGCCGGTCCACGGCTGCCGCGCTGCCGGCTGGTTCTGGTAGGTCAATGGCCTGGCCAAGTGGGCTGATGCCGGCGACATCGATGGCGTGAGCGACGTGGTGAACCGGGGTAAGAAAACGGCGGCCATTGGCGATGCAAACGGTTTTGCCGAGCGCAAGGCCTGCTATGACCGTGCGCTGGAGGTGATCCCATGAACCGGATTCAGGCGGTAATGACAGCCCTCGGCGCGGTCGTGCTGGCCCTTTGCCTGGGTCTGATTGGCGGTTACCTATGGGGTGGGCACCGCCAGGCTCAGATTGATGAGGGTAGGGCGGCGAAGGTCAGCGAGGAGCACGCCACCGCCCTGGCCAGCGCCACCGAACGATACCCGGAGGCCGAGCGCGGTGGCCAGGCTGCCGTCGCTGCGATCACAGCCGCCGTTCAACAGGAGAAAGAGAATGCAAAGAAGCAAATAGATGTTCTGCGCGCTGAGTTGCGCGCTGGTGCTGTGCGCCTGTCAGTTGCTGTCGACGCGGCTAGTGCAGCCGCTGCTGCCCAAGCTGCCGCCGCTGGGAATCGAGAAGCGCGAGCCGACCTTCTGCCAGCGGCTGCTGGGCGAATTTTCGATTTCGCCCTCGAAGGCGACGACATCGTGCGCGACCTCAATGCCTGCATCGACAAGTACCGCCGTGCAGAGCAAGTGATTAACGAAGCAGGACAGTAGTAAAAGTAGAGCGCCCGACCGGTTGGCTAAGAACCGGACCGGGCCTCAATCCACTGAAGCGAGCAGTGAATCAAGCAAGGCTCTACCAGCCTCATGATGCTGGTTGGTGTCAGCTTACCGTGGCACTGCTCGTTCTGTTATTCCTTGTCTAAGCAGCAAGAGTGGAATAATCCAAATTAAATCAATAGCAAAAAATGACTTTTTTTCTTGCGCAGTAAGATTTGCTATGACGTAAAAAGAATAGTAAATTTCTCCGCGGTGAGAATTCGAATAAAAATATATTTAACAAAAGTTGACATTTATATTCGGCACCACAGAAGTTCCACATCCACTCAAAGAAATGTTGCAAAGGTGAAATATGACGAGCAAGAACGCTTACCTTGGAGTAAATCTGCTGCATGACACTTCCGCCGCTATTTTGTGCGATGGCGAGCTGGTCGCAGCGGTAGAACAAGAACGATTTGATGGAGTTCGCCACTCAACCAATTTTCCCCATGATGCAATCCAGTTCTGCTTGAAAGAGGCGGGTCTGAAAATCAGTGACGTGAAGAATATTGGCGTTACGTTTGATTATTCTTCATTTATCGCAAATAACAGACCATTTGAGCAAAACACTGTTAATCACGATGACATCAGCCTCGACGGGCAAAAAGTTCAAATTGCGCGCAATATCACTACATATCGAAATGCCATACAAAGTATGCGTGAAAGCGGGCTTGGAAACTTTGTCAGCATCCGCCACCATTTTTGCCATGCAGCGGCAACATTTTTCTCAAGCGGTTTTGAATCGTCGAACATTCTAGTGCTTGATGGGCGCGGTGAAGATGAATCTACTTCTCTGTATTTTGGCAATGGGATCTCAATTGAGAAGTTAAAGAGCTATCCAATCAAAGATTCTCTTGGTCATCTGTACACATATGTCACTAGTCTCTGCGGGCTTTACTCTTACATAGGCCAGGAAGGTAAAACAATGGGCCTCTCGTCATATGGCCGCGGAAAAGTTTCTATCATTGATACCGTCCTTAAGTTTGATAAGAGCGGCTATTTCATCGACAGAGAGGCGATGCGAAAGCTCAGAGATATCGCTGACAAGAAGGCATTTTCAGATAGCTCAAAAGAGCTTGCATATGCAGTACAAAAAGCTATTGAAAGAGCTTTTGCATTTCTCGCAGAAGATCTTTACGGGCAAACAGGTAATCGGAATTTCTGCTTGGCTGGTGGTGTAGCACTAAATTGCAACGCAAATGGAGTTGTTGCAGGCTTGGACTTCGTAGATAACATTTACATTCAGCCTGCCGCGAATGATGCTGGCGCAGCCATTGGGGCCGCAATGTTGTTACATGTAGGTGATTTAGAGACACGTCCGGTTGTAAGGGAGCAAGTATATTTAGGGCCAGATTTCTCATCTAAGGAAATTGTAGATTATCTTTCTTCTGAAAAAATCTCATTTGAGAAGATCGCAAGCCCTCATCAGGAAGCTGCCAAGCTAATAAATTCCGGTATGGTAATCGGATGGTGTCAGGGAAAAATGGAGTTTGGACCTCGCGCTCTCGGTAACCGGTCAATTCTCGCTGCGCCAACTTCGGCCTCCATTCGCGACCGCGTTAATGTAGTCAAGCAGCGCGAAAGTTGGAGGCCGTTAGCTCCGTCAGTTTTGGCAGAGCACGCAGCGAATTGGTTCGAAATGCCGGCACCGTCTCCGTTCATGCTAATAACCATGAAGGTCCGTGAAAAATATAAGGATTTAGTTGCGGCCATTACACATGTTGATGGAACCGCCAGAGTCCAAACTGTTTCAGAAAAAGACAATAAAAAATATTATGACTTGATCAATGAGTATCATAAATTGTCAGGTATTCCAATGGTCCTGAATACATCTTTAAATACGAAAGGAAAGCCGATTGTGAGTTCGCCCGCTGACTGCATAGAATGTCTCTACGAAAGCGGGTTGGATGCCATTTTTATTGGTGACTATTTGATTTATAACACCAAAAAAATGAACAGCAACGAAACAGACTCCCTCTTGGAAGCGGCTGTCTAA